AGATACTGAGGTTGCCATTTGCTAACTCTTTGTATCTGATAGTGACTGGTTCTTTTGAATTGTTCTTTTCTTTCATAAGCCTCCTTATTATAGTTTTCGCTGCAAAGATAATTATATTTTTTGTTACTTGCAAGAAAATGGGAGATAAATGTTAAGGACGAGTAACAAAATAGTAACAAGATATGCTAATACCTACTATATATCTACTAATATCTAAAACGGAGATATTTATCAGATTGCTATTTGTAAGTGGTTGATAATAAGTGTTTTAGGTGTTATTAGCTATGTAATAGGTATTAGTAAGCTATTTTTCTTTGATTGCTGAGCGGTAAATTCCATCAATTTATATTTCTATTGTAAAGTACTAATAATCAGATACTTATGTGTTTATTAACTTTACGTGAGTAACAAAACAGTAACATTCAAATGTTAAATTTTGAAAAGTAACACATTTGTATCATTGCAAAAGTAGTGATTATATTTTATACAGACAACTACTTTAACCAAGATTAACCATTCTAAAAATATGTTGTACTCTATATCCACTACATATCCACTAATACTAAAATCTTAATGTTTTACAATTTAGTAATTTTTTGCATTTGGTAGTTTCAGAAATTGCTTCTATCTTTGCATCGTCAATGTTACGGTTGGCAGACTAAAGTAGTCCTCCTTTCAAGGCTTTTTTTATTAAGCCTACAAGATATGAACCTCAGAGTCGTTGTCCGTAACCAACACTTTGGGGTTCTTTTTTTTATGCTATGCAGTATATAAATATAACTATAGAACTTTTGAAAGCATACTCTTCAAGCAAGAGCATGAAAGAACTTCTTGCAGTTGCTATTTGGATAAAGATGCAGCATAGTAATTCTGTAATGTGGAATGTTACGGAATATAGATTAAGAAAGGAGTTACATATTGGAAAGCCAAAAGCAGAAAGACTTATTCAAGATATGAAGGATGATGACTTGTTTACCGTTGACGGAAACAAGGTTATTGTTCATTCATTCCGTGACAACACGATAAAGTGGACTCGTAAGGGGCATGAGTATCGTGGTGCTATGGTCTGTAAGTTTGAGGTGAAAGAATATACATTGAAGGAATTATTCAATCTTATTAATGAGAAGCTTTTTGAGTTTCGGATTTGTGCTGCCGAGCATAAGGACTGTTGCATGAAAGCACCTGAGGGTGAAAAAGTCGGTGCCAAAGGTAAAGCAATCACAATAAAGCAATTTCAGAAGGCTCTCAATACAAGTAGTAGTTCTATTTCAAGAATCAAGAAAAGGCTTATTGCCAGTGGAAGAATTAATTCTTCTCTTGCCGAGAAACATTCCTTTGATATAAGGAATAACGAAGAAACAAAGAGAACTTTGCTGAGAACGAGAAAAACAAAAGCTGATTTCATTATTGGTACTCTTGGTTTTGTAGTTCTTGCCTGTTCTTATTCTATCGCTGATAGAGCGGTGTCGGATGGATTCAGACATCTTATCTATGGCAAGCAGAGTGAAAAGGTTATCCAAAGAGACATGAGTATTGGAGGAATCCCTGACGGATTTTTCTGTTAATTGCTTAGGTGTTTATTTTGGTAATCTACATTTGAAAGAAAGAAAATTTATTAATTAAGTTATTAGTTATGGATAAACCTACCTATGATAAGTTCAAGAGATATTGTATATCGAAGAACTATGGAACAGATGAGTACATCAAAAGTCTTTATGATTATCTTGATGATAGAAAGTGGAAGAAGGCAAATGGAGGAGAACCTGTAAATTGGATGATTCTCACTGATGCTAATTTTGGTGTATTCAACGCTAAGGGAAAGTTCTCAAGTGCAATAAGAGCAAAATTGGCTGAAAAGTCGGAAGATTTCGACCCTGTAGAGCCATTTCCTGATAATGGTATGAACTATGTTGCTTATACGGATGGAAGTTGTGACAATCATTCTAAGTATAAGGCAGGAGGTTCTGCTTATATCGTATTGAAGGATGGAGAGATTGTCAAGATGAAGAATCACGGCAGATTGCAGACAACCAACAACCGTATGGAGTTGCTTGCTATCATCAGTGCAGCTAAGTCTTGCCCAGATAGTTCTTATCTTGATGTTTATACAGATAGCCAGTACTGCATACTTGTGTTGGGGAAGAGCACTCCACCAAAGAAGAATCCTGACCTCTACGAGTTGTACAAGAAATGCTCTGCTCATTTGGCAGGAGTTCGTTTTCACTGGGTGAAAGGTCACAATGGTGACAAGTATAATGAAATGGCAGATGATTTGGCTTATGGTGCATACTGTGACATCTGCGACCAATATAACATTGAAAAATCAAAAAGACATTAAAATTTAGGCTTATGGAAAATAAAGAAAAACCAAAAGTCCTGATTGATTTGGATAAATATCAGGAGTTGCTTGAAAAAGCAAACCTGAATGATAAAACTATCCAAGAATATAAGGATGCTTCTTATAATGCAGGGTATAAGAAGGGATATATGAAAGGAAATGATTTATGCCAGTTAACTGTTCGTCAAGCGTGTTCAAGGTTGCAGAAAACGTTGGATGATTTTTTTGAAAATGTTTCTGGTTGTTCTATGTTAGGCTTTTTGCGCTTTCGTGTTGACAGCTTCTTCCGAGAAAAGATAAAGTCTTATGTGACTGAAAGTTTTTATTCTTTGCTTGAAGGGAGGTGGACTGATTATAGTCAATCAGGAGGAATTAATTGTAAGGTCGGACAATGGAACGGAAGAACTTATATCTTGCCGAGTGATTGAGAATCCGATAGAATCCTTAAAATAAATAATTATGGTTTCAAAATCAGCTAAATATTATCAGACTCACCCAGCAGCAAGGGCGAGAAAAGCGGCTTACGACACACGTTTCGAGTCTTCTCCTGCTCAGAAGGCTAAGCGTAGGGAACTGGCTCGGCAAAACGCTGCCCACGACAAGAAGTATGGTGCAGCTTCTCGCAAGGGAAAGGATGCTTCACATACCAAGTCGGGTATCAGGTACAAACCTTCATCTATCAATCGTGGCTCTAAAACAGACATGGCTGGAGATAGAAGGGCAAGAGGTGGTCGCTGATAGTGATACAATAAAAGGGGAGTGCTCACGCATTCCCCATTGTCGTCCTGATAATCTTTTAACATTAATCAAAAACCTATAACTCAAAAACTTATGAAATGTATTTAAAGCACAACACTAACCTTCTTCTTCTGACATCTGTTTCAACTTCTCGGTGAGAGCATTGTGAACCTCACGCTTATCATCAAGAGTGACAGTCTGTAGCTTAGGGCAGTTGAATTCTAGAACCTTGATGAATGATGTGACCTTATCCTTCGGTTCACATTTATTCCAGGCAATCAGGAAGTCTTCCCATGCTTCTCTTGTGAAGTCAGCACACAACTCACGAAACTCCTTAGTGATAGGAGACTCGTAGCCTTTCTGTTTTCCGCCAGTCTTTGCTCGACCTTTCTCGAACTGACCTTTAGTATTTCTGTCTGCTGCCATTTTTGAAATTATTTTGTTGCAAAGATAGCTATATCCTGATATGTGCTAACCTTATCCATTAACTTTGTGGAATTGCAGACACCTTAATTAATAGATAAGGTTTCTATAATATAAGATATGCTTATCTTTGTATCATTATTAATAATTTATAATTTCATATATATGATAGGTGCATTAATAGGTGCTGGGCTTGGACTTGCAAGCAGTATCGCTGGCGGTATAGCTAACCGCAAGGCGAGACGTAAGCAGGAGCAGATGCTTGCCCAGCAGCAGAGAGAAAATCAGGCATGGTATGACAGGAAATATAATGAGGATCCTACCAAACGTGCCGACACGGTAAGATTGCTCACTCAGATGCAGGAGCAGATAAAAAACAGAAACAGAGCAGCTAAGGGCAGACAAGCCGTAATGGGAGGTACGGAAGATTCCACTACTGCGGTAAAGGAGGCGAACAACAAGACTCTTGCTGATACGACCTCACAGATTGTAGCTGCAAACGAAGCTCGCAAGGATGCTATCGAACAGCAGTATCAGCAGAATAAGCGTTCTATTCAGGGACAACAGATGCAGATGGAAGCCGAGAAGTCTGCTGATACTGCCAATGTTGCTGCTGGTGTGGCTGGTACTGCTGCCAATATCGCTGCTACGCTTGATAGTGGTGGCGGTAGTAGTAAAACTCCTAAACGTCCTGACGTGGCATCGCCTACCGCTTCAGATTGGGATAAGTTGGTTGAGTTGGGTGCTAAGACAGCAGCTCCAACCCAGCAGCAAGTAGCGAGTGACTTGAATAATATGGTTGGTGAAAATGCACCCAAAAAAATCAAAGCATAGCCTATGAAAGCGTCAGATATGTTACGTAACAACAATGGCTTGAAGACTACACAGAGTGTACTCAACAAGCAGCAGAGTGGTGTGGATGCTGCACAAAAGGCGAGTCCTGAGCAGATGAATATGAACACCGCACAAGCTATGTTGCAAGGGAAAGGAGAACAACTTACTCCTCCCAAGGATGCGCACGAACAGGCTGCAAGGATGAACCAGCAGACTGCTGAGGGTATGCTGAATGGCTCTATTCCTACAGACAAGCCTTCCGTTCCTATCGTAAAGAAGGATGAGCCTCAGCCTAAGCAGTTATCTTATGCAGATATGTATAAGATACTGAATCCAGAAATGAATGAGACTGCCGAACAGAGGGCGAATAGAGAGAAGAAGGAACGTACCAAGGCTCGTATCGCTGCACTGGGTGATGGTCTTCGTGCGCTCTCTAATATCTACTTCTCTACTAGAGGTGCCAAGGTGGTACACAATCCTGACTCGGACATGACTAAGGTTGTGAATAAGCGCAAGGAGTATATGGATGCTCAGAGAGAGAAGAATCGGGCGGCATGGCTGGCTGGTTATCAGAGGGCGATGGCTCTTGATGAGGAAGCTCGAAAGAACGACCTGACCCTTGCAGAACAGATGAGGTATCACGATATGCAGAACGAAAATAATAAAACAAAGAACGACCAAGGACAGCAGCGAATTGACCAAGGACAGCAGAGAATTGACCAAGGTAACAGAAGACTTGACCTTAGTGAGTTGAAATACACCAATGATGCAGAGTATAAAGATAATCAGTTGAAGATTAAGAAGATGCTAGCAGATGGACAGATTAGTCATTGGGCTGCTCAGGATGCACTAGCTAGACTCCGTGAAGGACGTATTTCAAATAAGGCTCAGAAATCTTCGGGCGGTAACAAAACTACTGCTGGATATTGGTATGAGTATTACGACCTGATGGACACTCCTGATGGACAGAAGAAGATTAATGAACTTAAAAGAAGGTTGAGAATCAAGAATGTTACTCAGACTAACGTGAGATACATCATGGATAGATTGAAAGGAAGAAGTAGTTCTGCTGGAGGTGGTAAATCATCTGGTGGCGGCAAGCATACAACACATAAGGCTGGCGGTTCTTCTTCGGCTGGTGGCAAGAAGAAGACTGGCGTAAAATGGTAACAGAATTGGTAACAGAATTTGGTAACAAACAAATATATATATCATGGCAGAAAGACCATTATACACTTTATACAAGAATCTGAAAGCACAGAACTATGATGTGCCTAACGATTACAATAAGTTTGAGAGTGCCCTGACAAGAGACGGAAAGAGCGGTGCGGACAACAGACACGCTATCTATGAGAACTTGAAGGCTCAGAACTTTGATGTTCCATCTACTTATGAGCGTTTCTACTCTGCACTCTTTGTACCTCGTAGTAGGACATCATCAAGGGCGAAGGGCGGTAGTGTACCTATGAGTGCTGCTGACCGTGCTCGTTTTTCGGCTGGGGCAGCAGCTATCTCGGCAAGTGCAAAGCAGATAGTTAATAATGCTGGAAGGTACAACCGACTGAAACAACGCAAGCAGAAACAACAGAAAGATTTCGGTCGTGTGAACTTGGGTACACACCTGACTCCTTTCGGCGGTGATGCTAACAATGTAGTTAAGGATGAGTTCGCTTACAACCCTAAGACTGGCAAGGCTGGCGCATACGTAACATCTGACAATGAGAATGCTTACACACAGAGTGATGCAGAGCAGAAACAGGCTATTCTCGACCAGCAGGATGCCGCTTATCAGCAAGCGGTAGATACTGGCGAGATACCATCTGCCTTTGATGTGCGTGATAAGAACGGCAACTATGATTTGCAGGAGAACATCGGCAAGAATGGAACCTACCTTACTGAGGAGGGTGCTCAAAAGCAGTTTGACAAGAAACTGGCTGATGCCTATGCCCGAAAGAAGGAGATTGAAGCTCTTATTGCTGAGGATAATCGTCAACACGGAAATCCTTTGCTCTCTTATAGTGCAAGTATCGGTGCAGGCAATGGAAGAACTGCTGAGCAGAGTGACTATAGAAATAAGTTGGCAACCTCTCTTTCTCTGGTTACTGAGCAGATTGGTGCGCTTGAAGCGGTGAAACAATATCCTACAAGTAGCTGGGGTGAGGATGCCTTGAAGGCTCTTGACAATACTGCCTTTACTGCAAAGACATGGGACTTCGGTCTGACAGACTTCGCTACCATGGGACAGATGGAACGTATCAAAACCAAAATGGATAACAAGATTCCTCTATCAGGTTCTGATAAGATGCTCCTGAAGAGTAAACTGGGTGCGGATGCTGCTGCGGCTCTTGAAGACGAGAAGATGGGTAACATCTATCGCTGGACGAAGATTGCAGGGCAGTCTCTACCGTTTATGGCTGACTTCTTCCTGACTGGAGGCTATGGTGGTATTACTAAGGGAATCAGTAGTGGAGCCTTGAAGTTTGCAGCTAAGCGTGGCATGGGCAAGGTGAGTGCTGCAATCTTGAAGAACACTGGTATCGTGGCTGGCGATGTTATCGGCTCGTATGCGATGGCTGGAACAGAACAGGCGATGAAGACTGGAGCAGACATCATGCAGCGACATCTTGGTAATCTGTATCAGGATGAGAAGGGTGATTATAAGTTCGGCACCTTTGACGAAAACGGAAACCTCCTGCATGAGGGTGGCGAGTCAATTGGTACTGCACTCTATAAGGGTATGACCTCTGCCATGGTGGAGAACTATACAGAAAAACTTTTCGGTCACAACTATGGTATCAAGAAGGGTGCTATCGCTGCGATGGAAAAGCATGGAATGGATGGGACTGCACAGTTCTTCAAGAATATCGGAAAGAGTGGATGGTACACTAATTCTAAGAAGTGGATGGAGAAGTTCGGTATCAATGGTTTCGGTGAGGAAGTGATGGAGGAGGAGATTGGTATTCCTCTTCACGCTTTACTGGATGGAGATAATAATTTCTCCGACCTTGGTGATGCTAAACAACAACTCGACATCATCGGTGGTATGGCTATATCTGTTGGCTCTATGTATGCGATGGGTGCTGGCTCCAGACCTGTAAAAGGTATCTACAATCGTGCTCAGTACTACCGATTCCGCAACAAGGTTAATGTGGCTGATAACGATGCACAGAGTCTTTTGGGCGATAACTGGGCAGACATCAAGGACAAGATAGACAATGCAACCAACGAGCAGATGGGTGGTGTTCTCGCTGATATTCTAAGACAGAGAGATACCATGACCAAGGAGCAGATTAATGCTGCTGTTAACTATGGTGTCAACTTGATGAAGATGCGTGGCTACAATATTGCCAAGACTGCTGAAATGAATGCCAAGGAGATTACCAATGAGCCTACAACACCTGAGGAGCAGCATCAGGCAGATATTGACAACGCTTATTCTGAGGGGCATGATGCAGATGATGCAGATAAGCATGATATTCAGTTGAAGCAGGAAGACCAGATGAAGACTCTTGCAGCAGCATTGGGTATCTCTGAGCAGCAGCTATCTGGCATGAGTGACGAGGAACTGGAATCCCTGACTGGGCAGGATGACAAACTTGACCAAGCTATCTATGACTACCAGTTGTCTTCCGCTCGCTATCAAGGTGTGGTTGATGATGCACAAGATAAGGTTGACCTCGCTGCACATCAGGCAGAACAGAAAGTGGATATGTACACAGATAGAAGTCGTGGCTCCGTTCGTAACGCTACAATTAAAGCGAGTGGCGGTGCGGAAGACTATGGTGTCTATATTATCAGTGGTAATATTGCTACTCATGATGATGGTTCTATTGATGTAAGTAATAGCGATGATATGATTCTATACTATGACCCGACAACGAATAGTGTAGAACATGCTGATGCGTTGATGTTCGCTGAACTGGGTGAAGAACTCCCTGCTGATGACGTGAAGGCTCAGGCGGTAGCTGACGCAAAAGAGAATGCTATCAAAGAGACTGCTGGCATCATTGACGGAACTGTAGAGGTTGGCTCCCAGTTCAATGTAACTGATACTGATGGTACTGAACATACCTATGAGGTGTTGGCTGACTATGGTGATGGTACTGCTGCTATCTCTATTGATGGTAACGTGGTGGAGAATCCTTATTCGCTTGCAGACTTGCAGCAGATGAAAGACTTGGAAGACCAGAAGAGACTGGAAACTGCCAAGGCTGAGCGTGAGCAGATGGAGAAGGAACGTGATGCTCAGCAGACTCAGGAGACTGAACAGACTCAACCATCATTTGATTTCAATCAGATACTTAATGATAATGGAAACGTGGTGCTCGTTGATGTACTTGATGAGGATGGTAACACTAAATACCCTGACTCTAAGTTATTCCTCATCCGTGATACTGGTGCCAAGGCTAAGGTCGTAGAGTTGAAGAGTGATGGTACTATTGTTCCTCATGCAGTGAACAAAGAAGATGTGGCTACAATCTCTTCTATGTCGCTCGATGAATACAAACAAGCTATGCCTGCCTCCTCAATGATAGAGGACAATAGTGGAGAGAATAGAGGTGAGATAGAGGTGGAAGCTCCGGCAATAGAGGGCGAGACTGATGCTCCTGCTGAGGAGACTGTTACTCCTGAATCTGCTGAGACTCCAACAGAACAGACTCCTGCTACTCCTGCCATTACCCTTGAAGATGGAACTATCGTACCTATGCTGGATGATGGCAATCCTGACTTCTCGAAGCTGACTGCCGCACAGACTGCTGAGCTATATGATAATGAGTTTGGTGAGGATGCGGATAGTATCGTGTCTGGATATGTGTCTGATGCAAAGAAGGCACTCGACAAGGCTAACAACATGACCGTGAAGGGTAAGACTTTCGTAGAACAGAAGGCTTCCAAGGATGCTAAGGAGAAGGCTATTGCTGATGCTCAGGCGGCTTATGACTCTGCTATCTCTATCCGTGATGCCTATAATGAGCGACAACTTGCCAAGGTGGAAGATACTGCTGAGGGTAGAAAGGAACTCATTGAGAAGGCAAGAAGAAAGTTCGCTCGTTTGAAGAGTGCTGTGAAGGATGATGCTGAGGCGGTGGCTCAAATCTATAAGGAGACGGTCGGTTCTCTCCTTCATCGTCTGTATGATGGTACTGGCATTGATGTGACAGATACGATTCCGCTTACTGCTGAGGAGTATGTAGCTAGCAATCTCGGTGCTCACTCTATCAATTACGAGGGAACAGAGACAAGCAAGGGTGTTAAGCAGGAGACTGGATTGAGCAGAGAAGACTTTGCCAAGACCCAGTTGCTCGCTGCTGATGGCAAGGGTACTACCATTGATGCGCTCGTTCATAGCTTGTGGGAGAATCGCCCATCTAACCTTGATTCACTAGACACTCAGGATATTCGTAACGCTCTTATTGGTGTACTCACAAGTGGGTTCAAGGCTTCGGAAGCAAGAAGTTATGTTGAGAACATTCGTATCGCTCAGGCAGAAAAACTCATTGAAGAAGAAAGAACTGCTGCTGAGAATGCTGCATATTACGAGCAACAGAAAGCTAAGGAGGAGGAAGAAAAGAAAAAGGCTGAACTGGAGAAGAAAGCAGAAGAGGAAAAGAATCTTGAAGTTCCTGAGGATGCAACGGATGAGAAACCTTTGGGTGAACAACTTGATGAGACTGACCTTCCTTTCTCTGCTAAGGAGAACGGCAAACAACAGACAACATCTGAGCGTACTGCTGATGTAGAGAAGAACAAGGTGGATGATATGAAGGTCGTTGACAACATCATTGGGCAGAAGACTCGCAAGGCTTTCGAGAGACTGGCTAAGATGATGGGTGCCAACGTACAATGGCAGTACTCTGACAAGTTGGGCAACGGCTGGATTCAGGAGACCACGGATGCCGATGGCAACGTTCATCGTACCATCTTCATCACTCTTGACTCTTCTATCACGGAAGGTGTTCAGTTTATCTTCGGTCACGAAATGACTCACCAAATCAAGAACCTGAACCCTGCTGCATACAATGAGTTGACTCAGCTTGTGCTTGATACCTATGGCTCTGATGCCTTCGACAAGGCGGTAGATGAGACCATGAAGAGATATTCCGATGCAGGATTCTCTGGACGTGCTAGAGATTACTATGCTGAGGAAGTGGTGGCTGATGCGGTAGGTGAAATGATTCGTGACCTCAACTTGGCTCACACTCTCGCCATGAAGATGTCTCATCCTCTGCTCGCTGCTATCCATGAGATATTGCAGAAGATTAAGTTGGCATTCCTTGGCACAGAGTATAGCGATGTAACCAAGAACATCATCCGCTCTATCGAACAATCCTACGTGAAGACTGCCAATGGTGAGGTGACAAACTCTGAGACTGGCGAAGATGTTTCATACTCTCTCCGTCAAAAGCCTGAGCCTAAGAAGAAGGGCATCGGCTATAAGGTGTTCGTATTGAAGGATGGCAAACTATATCCACCAATGGTAGCGAACCCTAATGGTGCTGCTACTCCAGTGGGTGTATGGCTCGATGCTGATGCGGCTCCTATTGCAGGAGAAAGCAAGACTGGAAGACCTCAGGTTAAGCAGGGCGGCAAGGGAACACAAGGCGGTAGCGGTAAGTTAGCCTATAGACCAGGCTGGCACCTTGGTGTAGTGCCTTACGCTATTCAGTTTAACCGCAAGGATGCTGAGGGCAACAAGACTCTCTTCCCTAAGAACTTTGTCTTCGCTGAGGTGGAGTATGCTGCTGATGTAGATTATCAGGAGGAAGCTCGCCAAGAGGGTATCAATCCATCGGGCAAGTATCAGCATTCACTCGCTGGATTGAAACATCTGCCTACTGATGGATATTATATGTATCGTACCAACCCGAACCCTGAGACTGATCCTTGGGTGATTACTGGTGCGATGAAGGTGAACCGTATCTTGACTAGAGCAGAGCAAGCGGAACTTGTGAAGAACGCTGGTCGTGAACCTCAGCAGATTCAGGAGGGCGATATTGTTACTGATGATGTTGTGAACAGCATCAATCAGGAAATAGCTGATGCTCCTAAGTTCTCGTTAAAGGTATATCATGGTAGTGGTGCTGACTTCACAGAGTTTGACTTCGACCACATGGGCGAGGGTGCTGGCTCCCAAGTATTCGGTTGGGGTGGTTATGTTACTTCATCGAAAAAGATAGGGAAAAGCTATGTAGAGTTGACACGTAAAAAGCCTACTTACGTCTATAATGGTAAGGAAATGTCTGAGGATGATTTGCGCTCTGTTTTGCTGGATAAGGTAGGTATAGACAACGCAAATATTCTTGATGATTTCTTGTATAATCTTGAAAAATATGGTGTATCAGAAGCTAAAAACATATTGCGAAAAGGTGATTACGCTTATTTTAAAGACCTTCTTAAAGGTACCTATGGTAGTGTAAGGAGTGGTTATCAGAACAAAGTAGATGCAGCAGAACTCATACTTGCTCCTAGAAATATCCGTGTTAAAAAGTATAAGGGAAATCTCTATGAGGTTGATATACCTGAGGATAATGGCAGTAACTATCTAGATTGGGATAAGCCTTTGAGAAAGGAACAGCAAGATGCAATTCGTGAAGGATTGGAGCATATTGGTGTAGATATTAAGAAGTTAGAAAGCAAAGGTCAGTCTTTAGAGAGAACTGGCGAAAATGTTTACAATAGTACTCTGTATATTGGGTTGACTGGAACAGAGTATGATTTGCCTGAAAAAACTAAAGGAATAAGCAAGTTCCTTTCTTCTGTTGGTTTTACTGGCATTAAGTATAAGGCTGGACGTAATTTTGGTGGTGCTAAAAAGGGTGATACCAACTATGTTATCTTCAAGCCTGAGGATATGAAAATCACAGAGCACACCAAGTTCTCTATCAAGACTTATCACGGTTCCCAATCATCATTTGACCACTTTGACCACTCCTTCATGGGTAGTGGTGAGGGTGCTCAGGCTTATGGTTGGGGAACCTATGTGAGCGAGGTGGAAGGTATTGCCAAGGCTTATGCCAAGGCGAATGCAAAAAAGAATGCGCCTTCAAGACTGATGTATCAAGGTAAGCCTATGACGTATAAAACTCCATCAATTATCTATCAAGTTGCCCTTGATATGGATAAGTTTAATATTTCCGCAAAAGAGGCTATATCAAAGATGATAGATGCTGATGAGAAGAAACTTGCATCCGTTGGCGACACCCCATTTGCGAAGATGAAAGCCAAACAAGTTCAAGATGAGTTGAAAGTTTTGAAAGATTTGAATCCTTCTGACTTCAAGATTAATGAGGACTATGATACTGTCGCACAGGATTTGGTAGATACCAAGTCTGGTCTTGATTTATTGGAGGATGAGTTGAAAGATGCAAAATCCTATGTAGATTTGTACCAATCAAGACTTGATGAGGCTAAGGAAGAACTTTCAAAGGCAAAGGAAAGTGGCACTGGTCTTGGTGTTGACATGTACGAATCTGATGTTATGTATTATAGCGAACAGGTTGAAAAATATAAGCAGAATGTAAAAACTAAGGAAAGTGACATCAAAGATGTAAAGACTAAGATTGACGCTTTGCAGAAGAAGTTGGATTCCATGGAGAAACCACGCAACCTTTACTCTGTTGATATTCCGGATGATACTGGTGACAACTACATCGGATGGGATGAGCCTATCACTCCTAAAATGCTCGAAGCAAAGAGACGTGTTATGGAGGAAGATGGCTATACCATGTATGATTCTGATGGGAACTACGATTACTTTGAGAAGACAGAGAATGGAAAGTATCAGTATTGGCAGTTGTGGAATAGACAAAAAGGTAATGGGCTTTACAACGAACTTTCCAAAGTCCTGCATTCCGATAAGTTAGCATCTTTGGCTTTGAATAAGCAAGGTATTGTTGGAGTTAAGGTTATTGCAGACCGCACTACTGGCGGCAACAAGGAAGGCAAGATGAACTATGTTATCTTTGATGAGAACAACGCTCAGATTACTAATCACACCAAGTTCTCTCTTCGTTTGAAGTCTGCCATTGACGAGACAGAAACCAATCCGTCTGACGCACAGAAGGAAAACGGTAACTATAAGAAAGGACACATCAAGTTCGGTGGCTACGATTACACAATAGAAAATCCAAAGGGTTCAACTCGCTCAGGCAAGGATGCTAATGGCAAAGAGTGGGAAGTAACCATGCACGATACCTATGGCTATATCCGTGGTAAGTTTGGTAAGGATGGCGACCATCTGGATATGTTTATCAACGACAAGGCAGACCTTGATAATTGGAATGGTGATGTGTTTGTCATTGACCAAGTGAATCCTGATGGCTCGTTTGACGAGCATAAGGTGATGTACGGCTATGACTCAATGGATGATGCAGAAAAGGCTTATCTCGCCAACTATAGCAAGGGATGGAAAGGTCTTGGCAATATTACTGGAGCAAGTAAGGATGAGTTCGACAAGTGGCTTGATACGAGCAATCGTAAGCTAAAGCCATTTGCAGACTATGCAAAGGTAAAGTTCTCTCAGGCGCAGTCTGTTTCTGAACCTCGTTACTCGTTGAAGGATATAAAGCCAGTAGGTGTTGGTGCTTTCGGAAATATATACAATCAGTTCCGTGGTAAAGCTAAAGCAGCTATAGAGTTTTTGAAGAAACTTGGTAGCGGTGAGGCAACTGCTGCACTACATCATCATACTATTGGTGATATATCTTTGGTATGGGGAGATAAAAAGACTGGTCTTGATAAGATTCTGAGAAAGCATCCTGAGGTCGTTGACAATTTGCAGTCTATCATAGATAGTATGGAGGTTGTTCAGGAAAGCGACAATCGTATCAAGTTGGAATCACCTACACACTTTGCTGTTGTAAGTAAGGAGTATAAGGGTGAACCTAGAGAACAATGGTTGTTGACTGCATACGAGAAAAGAGAATCCTTGGAAAATGGCAAGAGTATGGACACTGCCACTTCTTCGTTGGGAGGTGACACAGCTCTCTCCCAATCCAAGGAATCTGCTGCAAAGATAGACAATTCTTCTGAAACTTCCAAGGAAAATGGAGAAAAGTTTTCATTGAAGGACGAAAAAACCATGTTTGGTATGCACAACATCAGTCTTGATAAGCTTCGCAAGGCTATCAAGCAAGGTGGCTTTGCCGCACCTTCCATGGGTGTGATTGACTCAAAGAATGGAATATATTCTGGCTATGGAGAGATTACATTGATACCGAAGGCAGAAAAAATTGCCAAGAGAACAGGCAAGAATATCGGCACTTATGCCGCAGATGCCTGGACTCCTATTTATCCTCCAGTAGAAAAGAAGTTTGGTGGCAATGGTGGTGATGTCGCTTACGACGACATAGAATCCGTTCCAAAGGAAATGCAACGTCTCACAAGAAATGCCATCAATAGCTTCATGGATGGTCGTGAATCAAACGGATTGGCTTATCTTTACTTGCAAGAGAAAGGAAAAGCTCCTGAGTTGGTTCATGTTGAAGGCAAATATCCAAAGGAACTTCATGATGAGGTGAAGGGTATCTTGGGAAAATTAAATGGTATCTATAATACTACGGATGAGCAAAAGGAGAAACTCCTTGACTTGTTTATTCGTGAGGTGTATGATGGCAATAAGGAAGAGTTTGACAATGACATCAAGAAATTCATTAAGAAAGACGAGGAGTTTATCAAGAAAAGACCAAACTCTAATATTGCCAAGGACAAACAACTTGATGTTGATTGGATGAAGGAACATGGCTATGACTATGGGGCTTTGTCTCGTTTCGTTGATGGCATACTGCGTGATGCGGAGACTTCTGGTAAGGTGGATGAGAATGCAACGATGAAAGCTGCACAACAATACATTCAGGACAAAGGCATGAAGGAAGACTTCGATTCATGGAAAGAAAAACTCAATGACCGCTATAATGTGGAGGAGGTTATCTTTGCTGGATATAAGCCAGATGGCAATCGTAAGTATCTGCCTAACACTGTGGAGAATGCCGTGAAGGTAATGAAACAAGATGGCAAGAATGCTTCCGTTGGTTCGGCTTCTTTCAGTCATTTCGTAGCATCCATATTGAAACCTATGGGGACTCTTGACCAAATCCGCAAGAAGAAGGGCAATTTGACTGGCAACTATGAAGATGTTGAGAAGTTTCAAGAAAAATGGCAACCAGTCTATGATGAGTTGGCTGATAATATGCAACCTGATGCAGAACCATTTGAAAGCTATGGCATGGACAGATTGGAAGAGGTTGCCACACAGAAGAATCCAAAGAAATATGCCAAGGAAGAGTATGGTGTGGACTTGACAGACGAGGACATCAACAAATTGAATGAACTTATTGAAGCTGTCAAGAATGATAAGCCTTCTATTTACTTTGAGACCAAGTTTATGCGTCCTTATGGTCTTGACGAGTTTGAGAAGGCTATTGTTCCAAACGATACTCCAAGCGATGTGGTAGATGCCTTGAAGATGGCTGGCATTGATGTGAGCAGCTATGAGCGTGGAAATGCAGAGGATAGACAGAAGGTTACTATGGATGCTATCAATAGTAGTGACAATATTCGTTTCTCTCTGAAAGAAGAAAAGGAGAAGATTGTGGCTGATGCCAAGGCAAATGGAACTTATATGACTGCCCCTAATGGGGAGAAGACCAAACTGAATGCTGAGCAGTGGGCAACCGTCCGTACTACCAACTTCAAGAACTGGTTCGGTGATTGGGAGAACGACCCTGAGAATGCTTCCAAGGTGGTGGATGAGAATGGTGAACCTATGGTGGTTTGGCATGGCAGAAGTGCCGAGTTCAACACCTTTGAGAAGAAGGAAGGTGTCCGCTTTATCATGGGGCTTGAAGACAAGGTGAAGGCAGAAGGATTCTTCTTCTCTCCTGATAAGGGCTTGGCTGAGGAGTTTGCATCCAATTCGTCTAGACATCGTGGCGGAAAGGCTAACGTGGTTCCTTGCTTCCTGAATATCCGAAGACCAATGGATTTGACTGGAGAAGACTATGATAGAATCTATGAAGATGTGACTGGCTGGGAGTATATGGTGGGCATGGACACTCAGGACAATCTTTGGGGTATCATGGATGAAGAGGGCATGGCTGACAAGATTAAGGAGAAAGGCTATGATGGAGCCATCTTTGTTGAAGAGGTGGATGATAGCTATGAGCCTACCAAGATTTCCTATTGTGCTCTGGATGCCAACCAAATCAAGTCTGCCGAAGATAACAATGGCGATTTCTCTGCCGACAACAATGATATTAGATTCTCCCTCGCTGGTGAGCGTGGTGCGACTGCTGCTGACAAGGCAGAGGAGCGTACCTTCCGTATGGATAACCTCTCCGTGGCAAAGGATATGGAGAAGAGCAAAAAGAAAGCTAAGGCTATCAAGGCGGCTACTGGCTGGGAGCGTGGTGCTGACGGCAAGTGGAGATACGAAATGCCTGATGTTGTTCTCCGTGACCCGAAGGAGTGGGTGAACAAGAAGACTCTGACTCTCTCTGATATTGTAGAGAAACCAAACGATTTGTTCAAGGAATACCCTGAGTTGTTTGATGCTTATCCAAAATTGAAAGATGTGAAGATTCAGAAGGGAAGAGCAAAGATGGGTGGTTCTTATTATGATAATACCATTACTCTGAACCTTGGATATATTCGTGAGGCAATAAAGTCTGGATGGGATGCATATTATAAAATAGCAACTCGTCTTCTGAAAAGAACATTGGTTCACGAAGTTCAACACTATATCCAGCATGAAGAGGGTTTTGCTAATGGTGGAAGCGAACAATTTGTGAGAGATGCAATTAAGGATGAATTTGAGAAAGTGACTAAGCAGATAAGGGGGTTGAGGGCAGAAGGAAAGGAAGATGAAGCCAAGGCTCTTGTAGAGCGAAATAAAGCTCTTTATAATGCTTACGCAAACGAAAAGGATTCCTACAAAAACTACAAGTCTCTGTCTGGAGAGGTGGAAGCTCGTAATGTATCTGCCCGATTGAACATGACTCCTGAGGAGAGAAGAAAGACTCTCGCAGAATCAACTGAGGACGTGGCTCGTAAAGACCAGATTTTCTTGGGTGTTGGCGATATGTCCTTCTCTCTACGTGATATGGCTGACGGAAAGGAGAGTGGGGCGGCTGATATAGCTGAGGACTTGAAGAGTCTAAACACTCCTGATGAGGTGGATGATGCTATCAAGACTGCCATTGATGATATGCCGAGCGGCTGGCAGATGGCTAACAAGAAGATGATTCATATTGCTCAGGCTCTTGGCGAGAACCGCAAGGCAGAGATTGCTGGCGAGGAACCTAAGTTCTCCCTGAAGGATGGCTCACTCATTAAGGCTGGAACATACTTTAGTGGTGGCGGATTGGTTGAAGAGGGTTTGAAGGGCATCATCGACCCAGTGGTAGCAGTTGAGTATGACGAGAAGATAAGCGGTGTATATCGCAACAACTTCGGGCAGCACATCGTTACTGCTGATGTTCGTGATGTTGACCCTAAGGAATTGGTTAAGCAGATAGATGGTGAGGTAGAGTATTTCCACGCTTCTCCTGTATGCAAGAACTACTCTCAGGCGAAGAGTAACCATGCTGAGTTGGAACTTGACAAGGAGACCGCTGCAAGTACTGCCGAGTTCATCAACGCTATAAAGCCAAAGGTGGTGACCATTGAGAATGTGAAGGGATATAAGGATTCAGAAGCGATGAAGACTATTACCGATGCGCTGGATGCCAACGGCTATACTTGGGATGCTGATGTCTATAATGCTGCTGACTATGGCGGCTACACCAACCGAGAGAGGTTGATTGTCCGTGCGGTTCGTGATGGTAAACTTCCTGACAAGCCAAAGAAGATGGCACACAAGAGTGGATGGTATGAAGCTGTGGCTGATATTATCCCGACCCTGACCGAGAAGAAGAATGGTGTTGCTCCTTGGATGGATATTCGCTTGAAGGCTGATGGCATTGATTGGCGCAACATTGACAAGCCATTATATGTGATGGGAAGTGCCTATGCTGACGGAAAGGTTCCTCATGCCTTCGCTGACGAACTCCTGCCAACACTCAGAACCAAGAGTGGTGATGTGATTGTGATGCCTGATGGTAAGGTATATCGTGCTATGGGCAGAGTGCTCGCAAGAGTATCAGGAGTGAGCGATGATTACAAAATGCCATTCTCTGAGAACCTGAGCCATACCATCATCGGCAACGGAATACCTACCCAGTTGACCGAGCATGTGATTGCTCCTCTCTTGCAGAACACCTTGCGCCCAACTACTCCTGAGGATGGCAACACCAAGTTCTCCTTGCGCTATGACCAGTTTGAGCATGACCTGAACCAGTGGAAGAAGGATAATAATCTGCCTAAGGATGCCCAGCGACCAACCATCCCACAACGTAACGCTGGTGAGAGTGCCGTTGACTTCCTGAGGAGAGTGGACGAGTACCGCAAACAGATGGCTCTGTGGAAGACTGCTCCAACCTACGAGCAGCATCTTCTGAGTGATGATACTGCCCTTGGTGAGTTCAATCGAGAGTTGCAGAAGGGTTCTGTTCTCAAACGTATCGCCTTCCAAGATAGTATGCTGGCTATCCGCAAGGCTCAGGAAGCTATCATGAAGGAAGTGGGTGTTGACCGCCTGAACATGGCTGAGGATGCCTATACTGCCGAGAACAGAAGTCATGGTAAGGGAAAGAACGAGTTTGAGGAGTATAATAATGAGTTCTTGCAGCCACTCAGAAAGGCTTATCATCAGATGAAGAAGGTGCTGGGTGATAGCTATGATAATGTACGTATCTACATGATGGCTAAGCATGGCTTGGAGCGTGATGCTCAGATGGCTTTCAAGAAGTCTTTGGAAGCTGACTATGAAGATGTGGCTCAGAGAAGTGCGGCATACAAGGCTTACAAGGGAGACATGAACCGAATGGGCAATGATAGCGGCTTTGAACTTGGCTACATAGACTTCAATACCTGGAGACAGAAAGATGATGCGTTAAGGGCAAAATACTCTCCGTCTTATATGAATTATCGCTATGATAAGGATGGAACTGCTTATGATTATTCAGGTTTGTCGGCTCTCTTCGGTGGCTCGGACTTTGAGGAAGCTGCAAGTAAACTGGTAAGAGATATTGAGAGTAAGCATACAGTCGAAACGCTCGACCTATGGGATGCAACGAATGCAGCTACCAAGAAGATTCTCCGTGATGGCTATAAGGCTGGTATGATGAGCAAAGATACTTATCAGTATGTGCGAGATATGTATAGCCATTATATTCCTCTCCGTGGCTGGGATGGCACTACTGCCGACCAAGTATGGAACTATATTGGTGGTGGCAAGGGTGCGTTCAATCAGACTTTGAAGACGGCACATGGACGTACCTCTATCGCTGACGACCCTATCGCCTACATCGAGAATATGGCAGAAAGTGGAATCCTGCTGAACAACAAGAACTGGGTGAAGCAACATCTGATGCTCTTGGCTCAAAATCATCCAACTTCCCTGCTGACCCTGAGCAAGGCTTGGTATGTGAAGAGTACGGATGCCAACGGCAACGAGGAGTGGATTCCTGCTACACCTCAGATTACCTCTCAGATGAATAGTAATCAGGTGAAGGCTGCCATTGATGCTTTCGAGCAGAAGATGGAGCAGATGGCTCAGACTGGCGATGCTACACAGAAGAGAGACGGCTTGAATATTGCCTATCCTCAGACTCATAGCGAGGAGAGAGAACATGAGGTAAGAGTAATGAAGGATGGCGAGGAGTACGTAATCTACGTGAATGGTGACCCTCAGTTGGCTCAGGCGATGAACAATACCAGAGCACACCGAGTGAGAGAGATTCAGAGCGGCAAACTGGATAGGGCTGCTGCTTGGTTGGGCAGAAAGATGGCTGCTGCCTATACCAGTCTTTCGCCTCTCTTCATTCCTTCCAACTACTTCCGAGACCTGACCATGACCCTTGCATCTACAGCTATTCGTGAGGATGGCAGATACAATTATCTCCTCAGAAAGAATCTTGCTACTTCTTGGAATCTAGGATTCATGCTGAAAGACTATCAGAATGGCAAGTTAAAAGAGAAGGTAAGTAAAGGAAACGCTACACCAAAGGAACAGATGTTCTATGATTTCATGATGAATGGTGGCGAGACTGGCTTTGTCTCTTCGCTTGACGTGGAAGACTTGAAGAAGAAATTCAAGAATGACTTGAAGGATTTGGATAGATGGAAGACGAACCCAGTTAAGGTAGGGCACACCATCATGGATGGCATTGAGTTCCTGAACAGAGCGATTGAGGATAGCAACCGATTTGCGGTTTACATGACCTCTATTCAGTATGGACGTTCCATTGATGAGGCGGTGAATGATGCCAAGGACGTGACCTTGAACTTCAACCGCAAGGGTACTGGCGAATATGGCTGGCAGATGATTAGAAACCTTTATCTCTTCATCAACCCAGCAGTACAGAGTTTGCAAACATTGGGTGCGCTTGTCAAGCATCATCCTTTCAAGTTCACGGCTGTTACTGCATCATGGTTGGCGAGTGGTGTGCTGGTTCCTATCGTTAACGCTGCTCTGATGAGTCTGTTGGGTGGTGATGATGATAAGGATAAGTACTGGCAGTTCACCAAGTGGGATAGACGAAACAACCTGATTATGTGGGTTCCGTTTACTCATGAGTATGTGAAGATTCCGCTTGCTCAGGAGTTCCGTGCCTTCTATGGAGTAGGCGACATGATTGCATCCAAGATGATGGGTGGCGAGTTGGCTGAGGAGAGTTGGAGCCAGTATGCAGAAGACTTGCTCGGTCAGGTGGTGGATATGCTTCCGCTCGACCCTACTGGCTATGATGGCAATATTGCGGTCAGTCTGATGCCGAATGCCATCCGTCCAGTCTTTGAGTTGGCTTTCAATGTTGACTTCACTGGCAAGCCTTTATTCAAGGACACAGAGTATAACAAGTATGACCCTAACTTCACCAAGGCATACGTGGGCACTCCTGATTGGTTGGTACGTGCATCCAAGATGGTTAACTCAATCGGAAACGACTATCCTGATGTGCAGCAGAATAGTATTGATGCTTTCGGTGACCCAAGATACAATCTGAATAACCCTGCCGTGGTTGACCATGTATTGTCTTCTTATCTCGGTGGTGCTTACACCATGGGCAGTCAGGTGCTCGGTGTTCTTACCAAGTCACTCAACGACCCGAAGGAAATTAAGGTGGCTGATATTCCATTATTCAGCAAGTTCGTCAGCAATCCTGATGATAGACCGGTTACTAAGAAACAAGGTGATGAGTTCTGGAATATGAAGGAGAACCACGACCGTGCAGCCAATACCCTGAGCAAGTTGAAGAAACAAGCCAAGGTGGATGGCGATTACTCTATGCTGGAGCGGTTCTACGGCTCTGAGGAGTATAAGCAGTACAAGAAGGATGATGTGAAGGTGAAGAAGTATGAGGAAGACAAGAAGAAGGAACGTGCTGAGGAGAGTGGGGAGGAGTATAGACCTCACAAGTTGAATGCCGAGGATATATACAAGGCTCATGCTACTCCGAAGGATGATTTCGAGGACTTGAAGCTGAAACAACTCTACACTAAGTTGAACGGATTTAAGTCTGCCTACGACCTCTTGGTTGATACGGCTCCTAGTCAGAGCGATGGCTACTACAACACCAACAAGGCTGCAATTGATGCCATTGACGAAATTTCCCTTGATAAGCAGGAGATTTCCGAGTTGAAGAAAGGTTTCTTGGATGACGGAAAGGATGCCTACAACGCTGAGGACATGAAACAGATTCGTGAACTGAGAAAGAAGATTCTTTCCGTGCTGGAGAAGGTTAACAAGGTAGTTGTGGCTAACCAGAAGGCGAAGGCTAAGAAAAAATAAATATGGCTATCCCCTGAAAGTATAAGGCTTTCGGGGGATATTTACTTTCATTCTGAAACTTTTTGTTTCTTTAATTTGAGTAAAACTTTCAATCTGTTAGAATTTGTAAAGTTTAATATTTAAAGTTTTACGTAAATCAATATATTTCATTTATTTTTATTAGATTTGCCAAATCTAAGAACGTTCATAAATTCTATAATTTGATAATTCTCAATCAAAAATAAACTAAAAATAAAGGCTTATGAAACAAGATGATGATGAAGACCAACGGGTCAGAAAATTGATAGGAGAGATAATTAAACTCTTCCCTGAACGTAGTAAAATAAAAACAGATTTACTTTACTTTAAGTATGCACCAATCTTGGTCATGCTTATCAGATGGTATGGTGTATCTCAATTCTATGACAACAAAATTGAGATTACACTATGGTACGAAGAAAACGAAGAGCCTATCTGGTTCTTCTACTTTATCACTTACATTCTTTATCCGATTTCTCTTTGGAAAGGTCAGGTGTTACACAGATTGTGCGTGGAGTGGCGAATACCTCTCTTGTATATAGCAGGGGTCAATGTGATACACGTCATGTTTGGCTCTGTTGTTGTCACTAACGATATGTATTATTGTGATATGTTCCTGATTACACTCATTCTAATTCTATATGCTTATGTCGCAATTAGTAAATTACAGAATCATAGAGGCAGGACTTCGTGCTCTTGCTGATAAAGCGCATGAATCAGCAGTAGCGCAAGAAGAAGGCAAACCAATACCTTGTGGTCTGTCAGAAGGGGACTTGGAACTGGTAGCACTTCTTACTGCCATGATGAATGATACGCAAGCCAATAAGGGTTGGTGCGCCCACGAAATGGGTAAGTCTATCTCGTCATTCGAGAAGTATGTTCACGATGGCAAGATACCAGAAGGCATCCATGACCAGTTTGGGCATGAGAAAAAGTGGAATAAATCCCTTATCCGATTCTTTGCTAATAAGAAGGCTTTCTTCCGTAAGCAAGCAAAGAAGTATGGCATAAATATTTAGGAATAGCTAAACTGATACATATAGGAGAAACTAAATAGCCTCTCCTATACTCTTATGACCTTTTCCGTAATCGCAAATCGCTGCTATTCAAATACTTAAACAACCTTTTACGAGTTTATCAATACCTATCCATATTATTCGTATCTTTGTGTCCGTAACGTTACAGAGTGAGTATCATTTTATGTTTAACAAAAGATTCAGGATAATATGGAAAGTAAAACGTATGTATTCGGAAATGAAGGCTCCACATCTAATAATGGGATGCTTGGTCTTCTTGCGCCTCTGCTCCAGAAGCAGGGTGTTGACCCAAATGTCCTCCTTGCCATGAAGGGTAACAATGGTTTCGGTGGTGAAGGTGGATGGTTCATGTGGGTAATCTTCCTTTTCTTCCTCATGGGTTGGGGTGGAAACGGCTGGGGTGGTTTCGGTAATAATGGTCGTGGAGGTCTCGCTAACGAGATTAACAATGACTATGGTCGTGGTCTCCTGATGGATGCCATCGGTGGCAACCGCAATGCACTCAGCAACTTGGCTACCCAGTTGAACTGCACCGAAGGTCAGATTCAGAGTGCCATTTCTGCCTTGACTTCTCAGGTTCAGAATGTAGGTAATCAGGTTGGTATGAGCGGTATGCAGACTATCAACGCTTTGCAGCAGGGTAATATGCAGATTGCTCAGCAGATTGCTAACTGCTGCTGCGAGAACCGCTTGGCTATCTGCCAGCAGACTGGTACCTTGCAGAATGCCATCAACAATGTGGCTACTGGTCAGGAGCGTGGCTTCTCTAACGTAGCTTACGAGACTCAGCGACAGACTTGTGACTTGCACAACGCTATCAAGGAGAGTACTCAGACTATCGTTGATGGTCAGAAGCAAGCTGAAATGCGTGAAATGCAGAACAAGATTGATGCACTCCGTGAGGAGAATAGCACCTTCAAGTCTTCTGCTATGACCTCTCAGATTGTTGGTCAGGCTGTGGCTCCTATCAATGCGGTATTGGCTGGCTTGCAGAACGAGGTGGCTGGTATCAAGTGTAAGTTGCCTGAGACCGTGACCACTCCTTACAGCCCATTTACTGCGGTTCCTAACTGCGTGGCTTATCAGGCTGGCTTGTATGGACTGAATGCTGCTAACAATGCAGGATTCTGGGGTTAATAAGGAAAGGAGGCTGCTATGTTTTGGTTAAGACCATTTACAAGGGTGAATCGTAATGGTTCGGCAGCTATCGCTTCTACGGGCGTGGTGGTGAACACCAACAATGTTGTTTTCTCGTTCAAAAACCATGCCTTTCTGAGTGGCTACTACAGAGGAACGATTTTCGTGAACCTGATGCAGGCTATTCCGACTGGAACGACTGGTACGCTGCCTATCCTTTTCGAGACCAACGGAAGTACTCAGGCTGTGACCAAGTATAATGGCGCACCATTGACGGTTGCAGACGTGCAGGGAACTGGTGTTTATCAGTTCTGGTTTGAGAGAGATACTAACACCCTACAGATGATGTCGGGTATTGTTTAACAAGAATAGATAATAGGAGATTACATTATGTTTCAAGGTTTAAGAACTAATTCTTTATTCTATGTCCTAGACAAGGGCGAGAACCCGAACTTGCGAATCGGTCAGGTGGTTTCAGTAAGCAACCCTCAGACGAAATACCCTACCTTCAATAACGGCTTCACACCTCATCCTATGGAAACTGTGGTTGATGTAAAGGTGAAGCTGGGTGACGAGGAAGTGGATTTCAAGCAACTGCCAGCAAACGGACAGATAGCCAACGACAAGAACCTTGTGGTTAGCGACAATAAGGATGCCATGAGTGCCGAGGTGGATACCATGCTGAGACAATCCAAGGCGATACTGGAGAGCGTAGATTACAACAAGAGGGTAGTAGAATCTTGTGAGGGAATGCTACAGCAACTCAACCCCCAGATAGCCAAGGAGAAGGAACAGACCGAGAAAATCAATAAACTGGAAGGAAAGGTTTCAGGCATTGAGGGCAAGATTGACAAGATGATGGGATGGCTCCAGCAGACCATGAGCAAGTAATCTCCTACCTATCTATTCACTTTAATATCTTATGATTATGGTAATGATTGAGATTACAGAAGATAAGTTCGATGATTTGTATGACAACATCGAGGCTATGCTTGGTTTTGGCAGCAAGGCTATGTCTTGTCTGAAAAAGATGAAGCAGGAGCGTATGGGTGAACGTATGCCTGATTATCGTGACGATTGGAGAAGAGAGCGTGAGGAACGTGAAGAGCGTGAGAACAGACGTAGATTCAACAACGTGAACGATGATTGGAACTACCCGAACCGCTATGGTGAAAGAGGTGGTGGCGGCTACAACGGTGGCGGTCGCTAATGTTTAACTTGGGAGTTTTGGTAGTGACATTTATGTCGGAACCAGACTCCCTTTAATATTTAGCAATATGGGAAAATGCAGAATGTCATTGGATATGTATGACCTCAAACCTGAGGCAATGGTTGCCTATCTCAGATACAATGGCTATCATTTCAGCAAGAAGATGTGCGAGTGGGCGGTAAGCCTGATGTACAAGTATGACCCTTCCTCCAAGCGTGATGTAAGTATCTCGTTTTGGGATAAGGAGAAGGTGGATTCCCTTCTGCTTGGTCAGGGAGTAGAGGTAAAGAATAAGGCTGGCTATGACCATGTATATGTGGCGAATATGGCGAGGGCAGACTTCTACAAGTCTTCCATCAAGGATGAAGAGCAGTTAGCCCAGTTTATCAAGGATATGGTGGATGATGCCGACCAGAAGGATGGTTTTATCTTCAACAGATTCTATGCCGACTGCTGCCACAATGGAGTGCCTATCCCTTGGGAAGATGTGCTATGATGAGAAGAGTGATTGAACTCCCGAAGTACGATTGGAGCATAGTATGTTTCATAGGTTATCAGCCACCTGATGCCGATGAGATATGCCATGCCCTTTCTGATATTGGCTGCAACGGAAATCCGTTGTCGGAAGCATACGGACATCTAACCAAGGAGAGTGCAGACCGAGGTCTTACCTATTCCAACCTGTCAGCAAGAAGGAGTGTTCTTGCCATTGGAGAATGTGAATCTGATGGCAGTATCATCAATACAATAGGTCATGAGCTTCTTCATGTGGTAGCGCATATCTGTGAGCAGGACGGAATAGATATGCTGAGCGAAGAACCATGCTATATGATGGGTAGTCTTTGCGAGCAGCTTTTTCAGGTAGTACAACAATAAAAAGATAGGTAGATTAGATTTTACCTATCTTTTTATTTGCAAGGCTATTTGCTATTATAGCAACTGCTTTATGTATGTCAAGTTCGACTCGCTAGATATATCTGGCTTGCGAACCAAGATGTGAAGCTTGAAGCTGTTACCTTGTACTATCTTGTAAATCATATCTTATACCTTATTATTTATGATACTCGTTACTTCTTCTCCTCTTCGAGCAGTCCAAGAGCGTCTTGGTAGAAGAGAGGGAAGCCCTGACCGAAGTCCTTCAATAGCTTGAACTCCTTATCGTCAAGCTCAACCTCACCATCCGACTTGTATATCTTCATGGCCAACGCCATATAGCCGATGCCTCTTGCGTTCTGGTACATAGCGTTAGCCAACTCCTCTCGGATGTCTTTGGTTATATACTCATCTTTCTTGATACTTGTTGCAACCTGCAATGCAGTGAAATTAATCTTCTTCATAATATTATTATAATTAAATTGTTATTGTTAATATTCTGACATTAATTCTTTATAAGAACATCTATTTATTAATTGATAACATAATAACCTCCTGGAGGAACTTGCTTCCATCCGTCATCTGTATTAATTTCAAAAGATAATTCACATGTTTCTCCACTATAACCTCCTTCATAAATATTATCAAATCTTATATATATATCAACATAATCTGTTCTATCACCTTGAGGAATAGTTACAGAACCTGTACTTTGACCAGAGCTATTAGATACATAACCTCTTCCGTATGTTGTCTTATTACGATTATCATATATACAAACACTTCTAAACATACCATCAGTAACTGTAAACGTAGCATCAGGAAGTTTATATATTCTTGCTTTACAAATACAACTACCACCAACTAATTGTCTCAATGATGAGAAATCAACAAAACCACTAGAACCACTTTTAATACTTTCCATATTAATTTGTCTAGGATAATAATTAAATTGAATACTACCTGGACAATCTATAAAAATTATTTTTGAATTATCATATAAATTTGCGTCACGAACATTTGCTAAAAAAGGTACAATAGTAATTTTTTTATCATTATCTATATCAAAAGTTATTTCTTTACTTGCATATATATAATCTATTGGTTCTTTACAATTACCGATATAATAATTTTTATAAACTTTATCAGTATTATTATATGGTGAAGTATAACCAATTTGAATCCAAAAAGACCAAGCTGAATACAAATCTGTAATTATGTCGTCCATAGTAAGATTTGTAGTATCATCTACATTTGTATTCTTATATAGTACACAATTAAATTTAGGAGTTGAAGAATAATAAATTTCAGCATCACTTAATTTAGGAAGAGAAGTTAGAAATCTATTAATTTTTGCATTATTAGTATAGTTTCTAAAATCACCTAATCTATAAGGAGAATTAGTACCACCTTTTGGAAAGTGTTTTCCTGAAGCATTTACAATATGTGAACTAGTACTTGCATCTTTATCAACACCATTAGATCCATATACATTATCCTGATAAAAGTTGTTACATGCTTTAATAATAAAACCTTCTCCACCATAATCATTATATAAGTTTCTATAAGTGTCAATAGGTATATTCATACCACAACGAATATCACAATTATATTTATTATATGAAGACTTTACAGTTTCATAAGAATCTTCTACAATCGGATATTCTTTAAATTCACCTTTACAACTAATAGGCTTATACTTACTCCATATATTTATATTTTCACTCTTACAAAGAGTAGCCAAATCATTACTTGTTTCGCCTAATACAGTTTTAACATCTTCAATACTAACTGGAGCAATTATTTTTCCATTACTTATGCTCATGATTACCTCCTTCTTTATAACAAGTTATACCTTTAGTAGCTTCAATCTTGCCATTTACAATAAGATTTCCATCTACCTTAACATCACCATCAATAGTACCATTAGTAAGGTATTTAATTACTTCCTTTACAACAGGAACTTTCTTTGTAATAGTTACTTCCTTTACAACAGGAACTTCCTTTACTACCTCCTTGGTTACTACTTTCTCTTTTGTTATGTTGGCATTAAATACTTTTGCCAACCACTGAATAAATTTCTTCATACCATTCCTTTCTTTAAATGTTCAACACCTATAGTACCATCATCAATAACAGATATATCTAAATACATATTCTCAGTTATACATATACCAAACATACATCTATTATGATGAGACTTACCTGCATATATAACTGGAATATTACCAAGTTCTAAAACTGCTCTTATCTTATAGAGAAGTTCCTTAATTTGTATTGCTTTATCTGTATAAGGTTGTAGCATTAAGTCAAAGTCAGTAACTACACTACCATGAACTGCACTACTCCAACCATTAGCAACACAAGTTTTTTCTATAGCTGGATATATACTAGCATATAAAGCAGCTCTTCCATTTGTGTTTATATTCTTATTCATAATATTTTAGATTACACAAATACTACCTTCAGATGGAAAAAATTTATATGTTTTACCATTATAATTAAATTGAATATTAAAACCTGTATCGTTTATATCAACAATTTCAAAATCGTCAACTCCACCAAAACTAAGAATATCACAATTTAAATTATTAAAATAAGTACTCCCATCTGAACTTAAATAATAATTTTGGTTCATACCATCAAGATATATATTACTACTACTACCATTGTCACTAGATAAGTAAACATCATTACCATTCCTATTTAAATTAAGATTATCAGATAATTGTATGCTATTCTTAACATTGAAAGTATTTGCAGTGACACTTTTAAACGTAAAGTCAACATTATTACTTGTAGTAGCACTATTACTTACACCAAGTGCAGTTATACCACCTGTAGCATAGACATTTCCTTCTATTTTGAAAGCATTATTAGCTGCATCCCAAGATATTCTTCCACCATTAGTTTCAGAACCAAAGTGAATATTATTACTATTAACATCAAAGACATTTCCTTTGAAATCATAGTGATTGCCGAAATTGCTAGTATAAACCCTTGTTACATAGGCATCCAACCATATCTCTCCATCAGACGATGCTTTCAGTCCATAACCAATGTGGAGTGTATTGTCTGTGCGGTCAAGCATGTTGCCACCGTTCATCCAAAGCTGAATAGAACCACCTCCTGCTGTGCCCATATACAAGCTGCCATTGATGTCACCAGTTCCATTGAAGCTCTGTCCCCAAATGAGCCGTGGGTTTGCCAACTGCGTTGCTTTGTCGGCATTATTTACCTTGATGCCCTGCACGTAATTAGAGAGACCGTTGATGTCACTTGTTGAATGAGTATGACTGCTAGGTGTAAATGTGCTCGGCTTGTTAGTTACGTCTGACCAAGATACGCTTGTTGACGTTGAACCACCACTGCCACCTTTAGCAGAAATCTTTATAACATTAGTATATTCCTTAACAACTGCTTCCAAGGTAATGTTGTCACCTGCCATAAATCCAATAGTATCAGCAGTTCCTAGGTCTATAGTTTCAAAAGAATAGTCAGAATTGGAGTTAAATAATTTAATTTTCTTTATTCTACCACTACCACCATCAGTAGGAATACCAACATCTACACAATTTTTTATAGAATTTGGACTAACAGTTATTTGTGTTCCGCCAATACCAACAAAACGTAGTTTAGTAGCATCATGCCATTGCTCACTATATCCTTGTTCTGCTTCTTTTGCAACTTGTATAGAACCACCACTACCGCCAATCTCAGATTCATCCTTCCAAGTATATGTAGAACCATCCCAATAAAGAAATTGAGGAGTACCGTATGCAGTTTTATCTAAATGCTTATTCATTGCATCCATGGTAGGATTTAGAGTAACACCACTTCCAGTAGAAGTTTTCCAAACGAAATTACTACCATCATAAGTTAGTACTTGACCATTAGCGGTAGGAAAAGGATTGTCACTATTAAGTTTGGTAAGAAGAGTTCCCAAAGAAACACCACTGCCTCCTGATGTGCTGCCACCACTACCAAGTGCCGTTATGCCACCTGTTGCATATAAGTTTCCGTCAAAGCACAAGTCACCGTTCTTGTCAAGATGGAGTTTCTTTCTGATGACTGTTTCTCCATTTGTTGATTGGAACTCTATACCGGTGACACCAGACATTTCGCCTGTAATCGACTTAGATGCAGGGTCAAACTTTCTTCCCCACCAACTGTACTCAGAGAGGTCTGTCGTGCCACCACCTGTAGAGCCATCTGGAGATTTCCACTCAAAACCACTTCCGTTATAATACAGGTAGCTTTTTCCTGATGGCATCAACAAGTTGTTCAGATGCTGTAGGACTTGGTTGAAACTACCACTTGACCCAGAGCCACCGCTTCCGTTGTATGTAGAGAACGTATATTCCTTTCCATTCGTGAGAATAATAGCAAACTCATTTCTTCCACCGTTAGTGGTGGACGATTGCCTTTGCTCAATCCTGTCTATACCTACTCCTTGTGAGCCATTTTTCACCTTAAACTGATGAGTGTCTCCGTTTGTGAGATATATGGTTATGATGTTTGGCTTGTTGTCGAACAGACCTTCGTAAGTCTGCTCTATCTTTTCAATGCCAACGCATTCATATCCAGTAGTCTGTGTATTGATAGTTTCTGCCATGTCCTTTTTTTCTGCAAAGTTATATTTTTATTCTAATTGTATAACCTTATCAGTTAATGAAGTACTGTTAAATAAGTCCTTTCCATCTTAGAAATTTGCGCTTGCGACTCGCCTTACCCTTCTTGCTCTTGCAGTTGGTATGATAGACACAATCTCTGAACAGGTCTCTAACCTTCATGTCGTTGTCAACCAGTTTTGTTCTCTTGAACGTCTCGAATAGTGAGCGGTTCATAATCATCAGGTTGCCCTTCTGTGTAGGAAGAACATAGAAGATTTCTCCATTTTTCTTCTTGGATGCGTAGTCTGCCTTAGCCGTAGCTTGGCGGTACATGATTTCGCACTTGATGCGCTTGAAAATCTTTGTTACTTTCATAATCGTAATTATTTAGTTTGAACTATATGATGGTTGCTGCCGAAACAGAAACCTTTCTTGTCATTACTCTTGTCTTATATTCAATCATCTTAGGCATTTCCATTTCATTGAAACAGATGTGGAGTCCAATAGCTCTGGTCATGAGCAAATCATCGTGCTTGCCGTCTGCTGCCTCATAAACCGTTCCGTTCTTTTCGTAGGTGAGATATTCATCTAAGCATCTATCGTCTCGCTCTACATAGAGTTGTTCACGGATAACCTGAACCAATACAGAGATAACCATCGGCTTGGTTGCCACATTGGTATGGAATCCATACTTCACTGGAACCTTATTCTTGATGTCAGATTCACTCTGCTTGCGTGCGTAGAGATTGTCATATACGTCCTTGATTTGATTCAGGATAAACTCAGACTGGTCACCACCTTCCAAGATATGCTCCTTGTCTTTCGTTTCCAAGGTGTTGGATTCAATCACCAACAGAGCATCGTTGTAGTATTTGGCTATCTGAGCCGCCTTCCATGCCAGTAAGTCCATATCAATATGCCCATACCATTGGGCTACCACATACGGCTTGCCACCTTCCATCATCCAGTATCGGTCGAAGACACAGATAACAGACCAGTCGGCATTCTTGCTACGTCCACCAATATCCACTACGACCAGATAGCGGTTTATTACCTTGCAATCATCAAAGGTTTCAGGCTTGCTCCATATCCACAACTGACCCTGCTTGTCTTCACAGAATCGGACATTCTGCATACACTTCTTGCCCTTGTAGCCATCACCATAGACATCACCGATGAACTTAGGCGCACGGCATCCTTTTCTGAACTTGTCAACCTTATCCTCAGCGAATACCTTGGCTCCTGAATGCTTGAATGCCTCAATATCATCTGTAGGGTAGCCAGCAGCCATATCGGCATGGTCGGTGAACTTCTTGCGCTCGGCAATATACCAGTTGATGGCTTCAAGTGGAGCACCAAGATTCCATAGTTTCCAAAGATAGGTGCCTGGCTCTTCTCGGTCTGACATCGTGTTGGCGTTGCTGCGGTTCTCGTATAGCCATTTGGCAAACTCCACCTTCTGTTTCTTGCTTTCAAATTCAAGATGATACATATCGTATATCTCGTACCAAGGAACAAAGAATGGCTCAAACTGAGATTCTCCCTTGACTGCTGCAAGCCACTCCTTGTGGAAGAAGTTTCCAGTACCATTGGCGGTGGATTCATAGGCAATCATCGTGTATGGTCGGTACAAGATACCATTGGTAGCATTCTGCACCACCTCCTCAGGAGATTTTCCGTCCGTCTTCTTCCACAATCCAACCTCGGAAAGGTGAACCAAGTTGTAGTCTTCACCATTGGCGGATAACGGTCGCTCCATGGAACCAACCTTAATCTTACAGAATCGCTGAGGAACCTTCTTCACATTACCTGATGTTCCCACTCCAACAAACTTCGGTTCGTTCTCAGAGAATGCTTCTCCCATTTCGTAGAGGAATTTTGTTGGAAAGTTTTTCAGAGCTTCCTCGAACATTCCTCGGATGGTTTCTGCCGTGTCTTTGACCTGAGCCACGATGAGTGAGTTGAGACCCTTCTGCCACATGAGTTGCAGCCACAAGAAGTACATCTGAATAACCGTTGAACCTCCCCATTGTCTTGCTTTCAGCAGGATAAGACGGATAGGGCGATTTTTCTTTCTTCGTTCCTCCAGCCACCTGAGCAATCTTCGCTGCGGTCTTCTCACAACAAAACGGAATGGGAGACCTCCACCTTTCGGTTTGATATAGATGAATGTGGCAAAGAAGAAGAATGGGTCATGTTTCATTCTGATGCGAGTGAACTGCTCTACCAGTTGCTCCATTTCTTCCTCTATGTTGTACGGCTCGTCTATATCCTTGTGCAGTTCCTCAATTACCGCCTTGCAGCTACCAAACTCGATGAGCATCTTGACGAGCGGAATCTTCTTCATTGAAACTGGAAGCTGCTGTCTCTGTATCGGGAAATCAGGAAGGAAGAGAAGGAATCGCTTGTCTCCACACCCTTCACCCTTGATGGGATTGAATGGTGTGTTGATTTCCTTGATGCGTTTCTCGTTCTCCTTCAGGATGCCCAATACGTGTTTGTTGAGTGCATCAGTCAGTTTGGCGGTTACTTGTCTTGGCATAGCGGTGCATTTAGATAACCCCACAACAGACCAAGTACATAGCAATAGATGTGGACTCCAACAGCCATGCAAGGGAAGAAGATTCCAACACAGATATATAGGAGAATGGTGAGATTGTATCTTACCTTATTCTCCACGTAGGGGGCGATAAAGCCCATGTAAGCATAGATAAATCCGCTGAGACCGATGATTGGTGCGGATGATGCAAAAGGATAGCTTACGGCTATAATATAGAATGCTACCATGTGACCGATGCCGCAAGGGATTGCTCGGTAACATTGGTGAAACACATATAGGTTGATGGCTGCATGAAAGATGTTCTGATGGAAGAAAGGGTAGCTTAGTCGGTTCTGAATAGAGCAACCGTCTGAGAGACCCATGCCGTCATATCCTATGAGCGTGATACATATTATTATAATGTACCCTGCATAAAGCGCAATCTTCTCTGACGAAGTTCGTAGCATCTTTTCTTCTCCTCCTTCCTCACCCGATGAAGTATGACGTGCATGGATTTTGGAGTGAGATAGAAACTCGGTGCTTCCTGATTGCACACATGCCAAATGGCATCCATCTTGGTGAGAGAAGGATGCTCCTTGGAATAAATCTTGTATCTTCGGAAAATCTCCTGAAACATTGCTCTTTTCTGTGGATTCATGCTGCTGATGGATTTACCATTGAGCATATTGAGAATAACGTTATATGCTCGGTCAGAGGAAACCCAAAAACGTTTGCTTGGAGATTGCAATAGTCTTCGCTCAATCTCCAAGATGCCTATATTGTCTCTTACTGATATAATCTTTTTGTAAGCCCTCAATATGTCAGCGTCACGTTCCTTTGTAAAGTCACATCGTGAGCCTTTATGTTTCATCGTATATGATGCAAAGATACAAAAATGTATTGAAATAACCAAATTAATCGGATATGATTAAGTATAGTTAACGGATAAGATTAATAATAAATTGAAAAGTGTTACTTTTGGGCATTGATTTATAAATTTATACATATATATATGGACGAAAATACAAATACAGAGCAGAATGCTGGTGCTGCAAAACAGCAAGACACCAAGACAAAGAGAGACTTGGCTTTGGAGCGATTGAAGACCCGACACCCTGACACCGAGTATGCAGATGATGAGTCTATCTATGGAGCCATCAATGATGATTATGATGCCGACCAGAAGGCTTTGCAGGGGTACAAGGATAACGAGAAGGCTATGGGCGATTGGCTGGGTAGTGACCCTGAGGCGGCTACCTTCCTTCAAGCGATGAAGGCTGGCAAGAGTCCTTACGCTGAGTTGATTCGCACGCATGGCGAGGATGCTATTGACTACTATTCAGACCCTGACAATGCGGATGAGATTGCATCGGCTCAGTCGGAGTTCTTGCAGAATGCTGCCAACGGCAAGAAGTTGCAGGAGGAGTATGACAAGAATATGCCTTCCAGCTATGAAGTCTTCGACAAATTGGAAGAGAAGTATGGCGAGGAAGCGGTGAACAATGCTATCGACCAATGTTTTCAGACTATGCGCAATGTGGTGACGGGCAAGTTTACTGAGGAAATGATTACTGCGTTCATCAAGGCAAAGAATCATGATACCGATGTGGCTGATGCTGCCCATGAGGGTGAGGTTCGTGGTAAGAACAGCAAGCACGTCAAGAACCTTGAACTGAGAAAGAAGGGTGATGGTACTGCTGACCTTGATTCTGCCAATGCAGAGACCAAGCAGACGGATAACCAGCCTGACCTTGGTGCCGTGGGCAGGGTATCACGAAGGGGTAACGTCTGGGAGCGTGGCAACGAGAAGAGAACACACATTCGATAATTCGACAAGGTGAAAAGATAATATATAATGTTTAATTAATATTCAGAATAACAATGAAGAAAAGTACATTTAATCGGCTGCTTTCCATTTTCCTGATGGTTATGGCAGTTATTTTTGGAGTGAATGGGCAGGTTATCATGGCTGAAGCGGCTCTTCCTGATGGCGGTAGTAGCGAGAGTGGTTCTGCTGCTGAGGCTGGTGGTGCTCCTGCTGCTGGTGAGGCTGGCAATGGTGGTGCTGGACGTCAGAGTGAAGGTATTGCGAGCGAGACTCAGGGACGTGAGCACTTTAACGAGAATGGCACGGAGTATTATCTGAACGACATTGATGAGAAGATTACCAAGATTCGCCCGATGGCTACTCCAGTTGACCAGATTTCACGCTATGCGACAACCAAGTCTGCCGACTCGTTTGTAGTTGAGTATTGGAGTATCGGTACACGTCCTATCAAGACAACCGTGAAGGAAGCAACAGTGGAGAGTACTGGTACATCTATGACATTGAAGGTAGAAGACCCTACCATGTTTACGCTGGATGATACCATCCGAGTGGTAGGTGTTAAGGCGATTACCAACTATAAGGGTGTTGCTTATTCAACCATTACTGATGCTCCTACTCCTGATTTGGAACTTTGCGTTTGCGGTAAAGATACAGAGGGCTACCCGATTGTATATGCCGTAAATGGTAAGTTGATTAACAAGCAGGCTATCGGTATTCCAGCCTTGAAGAAGGGTCAGAAGCTCATCCGTATGGCTAAGAGTTGTGGCGAAATGGACGTTCAGACAGGTCGTTTCAACAACCTTCCTGCATCTGAGACCCAGTATTGTCAGAACTTCATGATTCAGGTTGAGCAGAGTACCTTCGATAAGATTGCTGCTAAGCGAGTAGATTGGGATTTCTCAGACATTGAGGAGGATAGTATCTATGATATGCGTCTTGCTATGGAGGGTACTTATCTCTTCGGTGATATGGCTTGTATCAAGCATGAAATCAAGGATGGTTCTGCCCAGTGGTTTACCAAGGGTATCTGGTGGATGGCTGGTAAGGACATCGAGGTAGGTCATGTTGCTACTGCTGACGATATTAAGAAGGGTTACAACAAGAACGAGCGAGTGATTACAGACTTGGAGTTGGTTGATATTTCCAAGGACTTGTTTGTGGGTACTGGTATCGGCAACAAACGCAAGGTGATTATTGCTGGTTCTGACTTTGTGAGTGCATTCAGTAAGATTGATTCCGACAAGTTCCGTTTGAAGGACACCGTTGATATTTGGAAGTTGAAGTTCAAGAGTTGGGAGACCGACTTCGGTGAGGTGCTGATGATTCACTCAGAGTTGTTTGACCTTTTCGGCATGAGTGACTGCGGCTTTGCACTTGACCCTGAGTTCTTGGTTAAGCGAGTACACTTGTCTTGGACACGAAACGTGCTCGACTTGAAGGCGGCTGGCATCCGTAACACCGATGCAGTAGTTATTCAGGAGGTAGCTTGTCTGTACTTGAAGTACCCTAAGGCACACGCTCGTATGCGCCTTGCTGCGGTTCCTGCAACAGAGGACGCTTCTGAAAATGGCGAGACCAAGGCTGCTGCCTAACAGCAAGTAGAATTGCAAATTTATTCATCAAATAGTGAGGGGTGTGGGCACTAGCCCCATCCCTTTTTTAGTAACACATATATATAATAAGGTATAATCATGTTTAATAAATATCAAGCAGGTACTGATTTGGCATTCAGCGTTATGGTAGGTAATGAGCGAATGCGCATTCTCTTTGAGGGTAAGAGTACGGGCAGCAGTGTCTATATGACAAGAGACCCAAAGGTACAGAAGGCTATCGAGTCTCATTATTGGTTCAACGACAAGTTCTTCTTGGTGGAGAGTATTGACGAGAAGAAGGAAGCTGCGGAAGCCAAGAAGAAGGCTGCTGCCAAGGCAAAGAAGAAAGTGGCTGACGAGAAGAAGACCCACGTAGTGACAGACGTTGAGGATGCCAAGGACTATCTGGCTGAGACCTATGGTGTGAGCCGTTCCAAGATGAAGACCAAGGAAGACATCTTGGCTATTGCCAAGGAAAAGGGTGTTGAACTAGAAGGACTGGAGTAATATGGATAGTTATGCGGTTGAAGGTTTGGTTAGGGAAATCAAAAATATACTTGACCGTAACCAAGAAAATGCAGAGTTGATACCAACGGATTCCGATACGCTCTCTCAGGGTGAGATTATCAAGAGCAAGTTGGTTGACGCAACGAAACTGATAGAGTCCAATGCTCCATTGCAGATGTTATCAGGCTATTCTTACAAGGACAATGGCAGCTTACGGATGGAGGCTAACAACGGCATGTATGTTGGTAAGGTTCCGCTTCCAAGGGACTTGTTGCGCTTATTGAGTGTTAGGATGTCTGGATGGGAGAGACCTGCTAAGATAATTTCTGAGTTGGACGATGAGTATGGTTGGCAGAGCAATCGTTTTGGAGTCCGTGGAAATCCTCAACGTCCAATCGCTGCCGTGGTTCAAAGCAATGGTGACTTACAATTGGAGCTATATACTTGCAAGACTGCTACGGAAACGCTCAACTGTACATACATACCTATTCCTTATATAGACAACGGTGTCATATTCATGTGCAAGAAATTGAAGGAGTCAATTCTTTATATGGCTGCATCTTTGGTTTGTACGACACTTGGTGATACTGATACAGCTTCAAGTTTGAAGTCCGCGGCATTTGAACTTGCCAACATAACAGAACATTTTAAAACACAATAATCATGGCAAAGAAAAATGATAAGGCTAAGTTGATGTCGCTGAGCAAGGTGGTGGATAGAGATGAACTTGATACCGTCAAGCAGAGTTTCAAACACTACGACCAGCCCTATGAACGAGCGTATGCTGTCCTGCTGGAGGCTCAGCGATACTACAATAACATGGATAACTTCCGAAAGCGAAGATTACGAAATAAGCGATACTGCTATGGAGACCAGTGGGGAGATACCATTGAGTTCAAAAGTAAGTGTGGCTTTAAAAAGCGTATCAGGGAGGAAGACTATATCCGTGAGCAGGGTAGCGAGCCATTAAAGAACAACCTTATCAGAAGATTGGTGAAGAATGTGCTGGGTGTATATCGCTCCCAGAGCAAGGAACCAACCTGTAACGCCAGAGATAAGGATGAGAAACGATATGGTGAGACCATGAGCGTGGTGCTGCAATGCAGCCGACAACTGAACCGAGAGGCGGAACTGGATGCCCGAACCATGGAAGAGTTCCTGATAAGCGGTGCTGCTATCTATAAGAAAAAGTATGGATGGCGAAGAGGTAGGTTGGATTGCTGGACGGACTACGTGAACCCGAACAATTTCTTCATAGATAATAATATGAGGGATTTCCGTGGTTGGGACGTGAGTTGTTTGGGCGAGGTGCATGACATCACCATCGGCAACGTACTGAGAGAGTTTGCCAAGTCTCCTGCTGAGGCTCGTAAGTTGAAGGAGATATACAGGTTGGCGGCTAACCGTGATTTCGTGATTGCTGACTGCACCCAGCGATTCGGTGAGTTCGACCCTAAGACCATCGACTTCATGAATCCTGCAAACCCTTCGCTCTGCCGAGTGATTGAGGTTTGGCGCAAGGAGAGTAAACCGAGATACCGATGTCACGACTACAACAATGGCGATGATTTCAAGATTGATATTGAGGATAAGGCTGATATTGTAGATGCCGAGAATGCGGACAGAAGACAGAGAGGATTGGCTGCTGGCATGGTGGAAGATGATATTCCTCTGATTGAAGCTGAGTGGTTCATGGATGATTACTGGCATTTCTACTACCTTTCTCCTTTCGGTGATATTCTGAGAGAAGGCGAGACCCCTTATGCTCATGGTGAGCATCCATACTGCTTCAAGTTCTATCCGTTTATAGATGGTGAGATTCACAGTTTCGTGGAAGATGTGATTGACCAGCAGAGATATGTTAACCGACTTATCACGATGTACGACTTCATTATGCGTGCAAGTGCCAAGGGTGTACTTCTGTGCCCTGAGGATTGTCTGCCTGACGATATGAGTTGGGATGATTTCTGCGATGAGTGGAGTAGGTTTAACGGTGTGGTGAGATACAAGCCAAACAAGAGCGGTGAGGTTCCTCAGCAAGTGGCGAACAACTCAACGAATATCGGTATTGGTGATTTGCTCAGTTATCAGTTGAAGTTCTTCGAGGATATATCAGGAGTAAATGGTGCTCTACAAGGAAAGCCAGGAGTTTCAGGAACGAGCGGTTCGCTCTATGCCCAGCAGACTCAGAATGCCACCATGTCGCTGCTTGATATATTGGAGAGTTTCAGCCAGTTTATCATTGATGGTGCTTACAAGACCGTGAAGAATATGCAGCAGTACTATGATGTGGCTCGCAACTTCAATATCGTTGGTAGGGCAGGGCAGATTGTACGCTATGACCCTAAGAAGATTAGAGACGTGGAGTTTGACATCAATATCACGGAAAGTACGGCTACACCAGTATATAGGCAGATGGCGAATGAGTTCCTTATGACCTTGTGGCAGAATCAGGCTATCACGCTGGAGCAGTTGCTGCAAGTAGGAGATTTCCCATTTGGAGAGGAGTTGCTGCAATCGGTTGCATCCAACCAGCAAGCCATTCAGAATGGTGAGACTCCACAAGGATTCTCTCCTCAGTTGCAAGCACAAGTGGCTCAGGCATCACAGAGCAATCCAAAGGCTCAGGCGATGTTGCAGCAGATGATGAGTGGTCAGGGAGTGAGTCCTGACGGACAGACCCCACCGCTTGCAGCTTAATTTAGTTATTAATTTAATAAATAATAGTATGATTGCAGATAACCCAAGCGACAAGGAATGGTATGGCAACGGAAAACCCGATACCAGCCAAGGTAGCAATCCCAATAATGGTATAGCTACAGAGACTAAAGGTAGGGAAGATAAGCCCGAACTTTACGAAAATGATGTACTCGGCAAGGTGTCGAAACGCAAGAAAAACGACATCTGGGCGAGGGGCAAAGAGAAACGAACCAAATATAAGGACGAATAAAGAAAGGAGGTGTTTTTATCGTAACTGTATTTGTCTGATACTCAGATAGCTACAGGAATATTTGCGAGTTTATGGTGCTGTGTTGAAGATATTCTTATCTTTGCAGCATCATAAACTTTTAAATTTTATAGATATGAATTTCATAGAGTTTGTTGAAAAGTATCAGCAGGATATGACTCCTGAACAGATGTTGAATATAGCTAAGGCTATCGGTAAGTATCTCTCGTACAAGTTGAGCGATGTAGAGGTGCATCATCTTTGTGCGATGGTGCATGGTGTGTTGAGCGAAGAGCACTTTGACAAGTATTTTGCTGATGATGCTATCAGTAAGATGTGGTATGAGGATGCTGATGGAACCAAGCACATGGCTCCTTTCTTCACGGACGAAGAAATAAAGGAGGTTTTCGATAAACATAAGGATGACATATCAGACTATACCATCCATGATTTGGCGGTAACTATGAATTTACTGAGGAGTGACCATCATGTTCTGCTGGAGCGATATAGTGAGGATGCAGGGGAGTTGAAGGAAATGGTAGTGTTGATGGCGATAGAATATCTTCAAGACCCAGACTGTTTGCATCCAACGAGCAAGATATGGCATAACATTAACGGATAAGATGATGAATTGAAAGGCATAACTTATCTTTGCGTATTATTAATATTTTAAAAAAGATAAGTTATGTCTCCAAACGTGCGTGAAGGATTGCAATATAGTGCAGCTATAGGAATGCTTTTGAGCGGTGTTGTGCTTACATTCCTATCATTCTTTCTCAACAATTATGTAGTGTCGGATGGTGTGCTCTGGTACGTCAGCCAGACTTTGGTTTACTCAGGAGCAATCTTCGGAGTAAACGTTTATTTTAAGACCAAGTTGGGCAACTTTGAAAGCAGGGTTAAAAGCGAACTTGCGAGTATAATGAAACAGGTAAAGGAGGGTAAGTAATGAAGGTAACAAGAGAACAGATTTTGGCTATTATGCCGAATGCCAAGGATAAGGTGGATGATTTTCTGCCTTACATTAATGGTTATGCTGAGGTATATCATATTGATACTCCTATACGTATGGCTCACTTCTTGGCTCAGATTGCTCATGAGAGTGGCGAACTGAGATATACCAAGGAACTCGGCAACAGGAACTACTTCCGTAAGTATGATGTTGGCAGATTGAAGAATATGCTCGGAAACCTGAAAGATGGTGACGGGTATAAGTATCGTGGTAGGGGATTGATACAGATTACAGGCAGGGCGAACTATCAGGCTTATCAGAATAGCAAGCACTGTACTGGTGACATCATGGAGCATCCTGAATTGCTGGAGAAGCCTTTGGGCGCAACCAAGAGTGCAATGTGGTGGTGGTGGAAGCACGACCTGAACAAACTGGCTGATAGTGATTGTTTCGTGGCTATTACCAAGACTATCAATGGTGGAACTAACGGCTTGGAATCAAGGCGAAAGTTCCTAACAAGAGCAAAGAAGGTTTTCAATGTTTAGTCTATGAAAACAAAGTGGTATGATACTTATTTTTGGCAAGTAGCACTCTACGTGATTGGTATCTTGCTGGTGGCATTTCTTCTGTCGGGATGCAAAACGAAGTACATTCCGATGGAAAAAATTGTATATCAGAATGTGATAAAACACGATACGCTGCATACTTATGATAGCGTTTTTGTGCGTGATTCTATATATCTCAGACAAAAGGGAGATACCTGCTACCTTGACCGATGGCATGAGAAAACTATCTTCAAGAATGTGTATAAGGTTAAGGTAGATTCCTTCCTGAAAAGAGATTCCATCCCAGTTCCCTATCCTGTAGAGAAGGAGTTATCCAAATGGGAGCAGTTTCAGTTGAAGTATGCTGTATGGTCATTTGGTGCACTCTGTATGCTGCTAATCATATTAGGTTACAAACTCTATAAAAAGATAAAGAATGGCAGATTTCACATTGACAATCAGGAAAAATGACATCTATGAAGAGGTAGCGAAGACTACTGCTTACATAGGCAAGAATACAACCGTAGAGGATGGCAAATCGGCTTTTGACAAGATATTCGTGACGGAGGCTGACTTGGCGATGATTGAGCGGTTCTTCAATGAGTCTTTGGATTCGCTAAGAAACGTTATGAAACGATTTATCTCAGGTGGCTCAGGAGTAGATGGGACTATCACTTGGGAACTCGAAATGCCAAGCAGATTCGATGAAAATCTACTCAGTTCCATCAATTCGTCAGCAAACTCGTTCATGGTAAATAGCATTATAGGGAAGTGGTGCGAGATTACCACAAACGACAAGGTAAAGGAATATGCAGATAACGCTGCTGCATTATTGCTCGACATTAAGGATAAAGCGTTCTACAAAAAGAAACCGACACGAACTAAAATATCATAGTATGGCAAGAAAAAGTCTAACGATTACGTTGTATATGAGTGAACTCATTTACGACTTCCAAAATAAAGCGTTCTTGACAGGACGTAGTAGAAGGGCTGCCGATATGGATGCTGAGGTGGCAAGTAATATTCAGGCGAGCGATGATGATGAAGACAAAAATCAGGCATTGCGTAGCATTCAGAATGCGTATAGTCAACTGCTTGTGGAGTTGAGTGAATCAGTACAAACTGACAATGGTACTACAGCTTCCAACGAATTGATTAATGATAGTACCGATATTGTTATCAACCTGTCCCTTCCATCAAACTATCCGCTCGCCTTAAAGGATGCTCTTACAAGTTCTATCCATGACTACATTATCAACAAGGCTTTGATGGACTGGTTTATTATTACAAACCCTAACGAGTCGAAGCCGTATGCAGAATTGTCGGTTGCAGCTATCAAAAACCTGCATGAGGTCTTCAACAGACGTGAGAGACCAAGTAGAACGGCTCCAAACGTATAAGAAAGGAGGCATGAATGAAAGAATGCAGAGTTTGTAACCTTGGGTACAAGGTAATGATAGAGCTTCAGAAGAAAGAACTGGTGTTTGACATCAAGAATACGGCTGCCGTTTATGCCGACTCTATTTCTAGTTCTGTAGCGGATTCCCATTCTATTCACAATATCTATGATGTAGGCGAGGATGGTAATCGGGATAAACTGGCAAGGATTCTTGACTCAGCAGTAGAAGACTGTAACGAAATGCTTTTCAGGTACACCAAGATGAAAATGCTTGGTGGCGGCTTTGATTCTAATGAATGGGAAGAATGTATAGGTTCGCCTACTAATGAAGAGAAAGCCTACTACTTGGCGATGAGGATGCCACAAGGCTTCTCGAAGACAAGTGTGCATACCATGACGGTATATATTCACGATTATATTGTAAACCAGTGCTTATATGAGTGGCTGATGATTGTTTATCCAGATGGTGCTGACAGGTTCTGGGCACTCGCTGAGGATAAGAAGCAGAAGATTAAGGAAGCAAGCAATCGGTCGGCTGGTAGGGCAAGAATTGCTTTGCATCCATTTTAAGGTTTTTGATTAAGATAAAGCAAGGGTAGCTATCCATCACGGACTGCTACCCTTTAGTTTTTATAATGAAAAAGAAAATTATTATCTAAGTTTATTCTGTAATCTCTCTTGGAACTCAGCAGATATACCGCTTATAGATTCGTTTGTGGCAAGATTGCCAATGAGTGCAATCCTGAAATATTTGTATGGAGAGCCAGCCATTCCTCTGAGATATTCGTTGATTGATGTCTTAATGAGATACCAGTCGAAGAGGTTATTACTTCCATACAAAACCATGGCGCACTTGCCATTTGTTTCTTTTCGGAAATATCCTCTTGCTATGCAAGTAAATATAGTCTTGTAAACCTCTTTGTCGCTTATAGTAAGAGGTCTGCTGCAAAGGAAATAAGGAGTACTGGAAAATGGTTCTTCTACATATACATTAAGAATCTTGCCATCCTTATTGGTAGCGTATGACTCTGGATATATATTGACTCGCTTGTTGAACACATTCTTCATTGCTCCCCACATCTTACTCTTCAACGAATAAACGTAAGCGTATGCTTGGTTCGGGTTAAAGACAATGATACGATTATTGTAGTAGTCGTAAATCATATCAGCCGATTTAAGATAGTCCTTGAAACGGATATAACTTATCTCTCCTGACTCTGTTTCGTTGGTGGCTATAATCTGTTTAGCGTACTTCATTTCCATGAAGTTGAAAGGATAGCCATCAAGCTGGTCTGTAATACAGATAGAATTTCTTCCTTGCTGCATCATGATACCTCTATTGGTTGGATAGAGTACCGCATCATCTATCTGCAATATTCCGTTTGGGTTGGAACAGATTTCTCGGTTGGCTGGTTGGCGAGCCACATAGGTTCCTTCTCCACTCAACATCAACACCCATACTCCTTCATCTGTAAAAGCGTAGAGTGGAGCTTCACCAAACTGACCTTCGCTGATTGGTCGGGTGTTAGCTGCCAGTGCTAAGATAATAGATGAACCTACTTGTACGCTATTCTTTGCAGGGAAGACTAAAGGATTCTCAGCTTCGCTGACCTTGATTAGGGAAGCAAGTTGTTCTATTTTCGCTCCATCGGAATCGCATTTTTGGGAAGCTTCATCGTAAAAATTGCTTGATGTTGAAGTAAAGGTGTCTCCTTGCCTTCTTGTTAATACACCTCCATTATTTGAGAGTTCGTATTTTTGCATAAAAGAGAATATTCCATTCTCAGCATTAAATATATAATACGACATACCAAATGTTTCTGATTGGTGAAGGTTGATGTTTCTAAATCCAATCTCGTCCATGAGCTTGCCTTTGTGTTTGATGTATAATTTGACACTTTTTGCATTTTGAAATGGAACTACAAATATAGGATTTAAAGGGTATTGCACAGTTGCTTTATAGTAATACTTGTTATCAATGATAGCAATAACCTCCGCTGTATCAGAACTCTGTTTTTCAAGGTCGTACCAACCTTCGTCTGTCAAAGGAACATCCATATAATTCCCAAGTATCGTGTTTATTTTCTCAACTGGGAAAGAAGTGCCTGATGAGTTGAGTTCAAATTTATATATTGGGTTTGGTGAAAATATGTCGTTGATGTAGTTTTGTATGTTAGCCAAGTGAAGTCTATTGTTGTATGCTATAGCACAAGAACTGCCAATAGAGGTTCGCCCCATGTCTGCAAGCGACAAAGATTCTTCTGTTCCCTGCACATTCAACAAATCAATGTCTTTTCCAAGGTCTTCCTTTGTTATATAAACGGAATGATAAAAGGTAAGGTTATCAAATTCCCTGTATAATGAAGACTTCTTTAAACGTTCAAATGTAATAGTACCTTTTCTCTTTTTTAAATTATTAACCGTTTCTGTTGATGTTGCGTCATACCCTTTATCTAAGTAAAGAAAATCAGTTCCTTTTGTTAGGAAAACATCTACTCCTTGAACAAAATCTTCTATACCAGTTAGGTCGAGTTGAACATTTATCCGATGTCTGTGAATATAGCCGCTGGCACGAACAAATTTATAGTATTCTGTATTTTTTATTGTCTCTTTGTCTGCGTTGTAATAAAAACTATTGTTCAGACTTTCCTTCGGGCAAAGGACGAACAAGTTTGAAATGTTACTATAAGTTCCATCGTATAGTCTCAAAGCAACTACTCCAAATACTAAATATTTGAAGTAAGTATTCCCATTTTCACTCATAGCCTTATTAATCATTGAGTCAATGGCATTCCAAATTGTTTTAGTTCCATTTGGTTTGGTTCCTTCAAAAATCAAATTATCGTAATCTTGCGAACCAAAAGAGGTCGTCCAAAAGCAACCTTGAAAATCATCGCCAAGTTGAGCTATGGCATCAACTTCAACTCCTGACGTGTTTGTTACGGAAAAAGTATAGTTGAATGCGTTCTTGTTAAAAATATTGTAAGAATCTTTATTCCAAAAAGCATAAAGTATGTTTTTGTCTCCTACAAAGCAGATAATATTTCCTATAGCAGTAACTGAGTTAACCTTGAAGTTTCCGAGGTTTAACTCATGAGGTGTTCCGTCTCCTCCCTTTTCTGTCCAGTACCATGAATAAGGAGAACTGTTAGTACAATTTACAATGTAGTGTGAATGATTTTTGTTCGCATGTGTCACATTATGTACGTACCTGATGGAACAGGAATCGTTTGGAAGCGTGATGTTCGGCTCTGCCACTACTGGCTGGTGGATAGGGCGTAGTGCCCCATCCTCGTTGATGAGGTTGAGGCAGGTTGCCAACTCCCCATCCTGGCAATCATAGTCGGATGGAGAGTTGGTGAGTCCTTTGAAAATTACTTCTTGTCTTGTTGCCATGTGCTTGAATTTAAGTTTGGTCGCATGATTTCGTAGTATGGCTCGCCTTTGCCTGACTTGCGTGGAATACAGGTCAGGCGAACCGCTCTATTGAGCGGAAGATTGTAATCATCAAGGATGGCGGTGATGGAAGGAAGGTCACTTCGGAATCCCACCTTCTTATGCTCCTGATTGAATTGAAGCTGAGTGAAGGCGGTGTTTGACTTGCGAAGTTCTTCCCAGTCCTCACGCATACAGAATCCGTATGTTCTTCTGTCTGATAACCTGAACACGAAGACAGAGTAATCTGTTCGCTCCTTCTGCATGATATGGTCGTAGATACCCTTGGAGAGTGTGACAGAGTTCGCTCTTCCGTCCAGTATCACAAAATTGTTGCGATGCCTGAAACCATTGACTTTATCTATTATATATTTGAATTTCATTTCACAAAAATAATAAGTAAATTGATAAGATATGTATTATCTATTAACTTTATCTCCGATACTACTTATTTGCCAGTTCCTTCGCTTCTTCAAGTGATACTGGCTTTCCGCTAAGAGGAATACGGAAGTCGAACTTGGAACGGAAGGAGTAGTAGCCTACGAAATCGAAGCTCTGTTTCATTCTCTCATCGGTGGTGATGTACTTCTTGTAAGCCTTCACCTCCTTCTCTGAGCGGTAGATAGAAGAGTTGACGAAGTAAGAACTGGTTCCCTTGTTTGCGATAACTGCAATAAAGAACTGCTTGCCAAGGAATTTCTCCTTGATACGTTGGATAATTGAGATTTTCTTTGTATTCATATTGTAAATCTGATTAATTATTATGATGAGTGCAGATAGGCTGCACTATACTATTCCGCAAGATACGATACAATCTTCTTTGTTGACACCTCGATAGTATTCACATCGCTGGCAAGCAAGACTACCTACCATTATGATTTCGTGAGTGTATCTGTCTTGTATGGCGAAAGGGCATGGAGTGGTGTATTCAAAGTGTCCACCGATAAACTCGTTGACGTTATATTTTGGATATTTCATTTGGTTTGTATAAATCAAGATTTTTATAGTGTTTTCTTGTAAATGTGAAAAAGTTTGTATTAGTTCTGCCACATGACTTTGGCTCAGGGCAGAATCCTCTGTAAACGCATTGAGGAACGCAAGCGGATGCAAGATAAGGCTCTATTTGAACCAACTCGTCAATTACCTTATACCATACCTCTCTTGTTTCCTTGGATGCCTTGTTGCATAGTCTTAGCTTAGAAATGTTGATAATCTCCTGAGCGTTGAGGGATAGCTGCAAGTTGACCAAATCATCCTGTCGCATATCGTGGCGAGATACATTTGAACCAGTAATATCTGGTCTTGATGTAGAAACGAATGGCTGAGCATGGACGTGGCGAACAAAGTGGTTGCTCACCCAGTATGGTATGCCGTACATCTTAATATCGAACTCCAATTCTCTGAGCGGTGAATGCTCGCTGAGAATCATCTGTTTCTTGAACTCATCGCTTGGCTCACGTCCTAACGACTTCTTGCCTTGCGTAAACCGAGCGGCATCTACAACACGCTGCCAGTCGGTTACTCTTGTGATTTCTATTTTCATTATTCTATTTTGCAAATTATCTTATTAACATTACATACTTGACTGTTACCTTTGTCTGACAAGAATATGGTAATTGTTCCATGGCTCTTGCTTTTCGAGCCTTTCTTGCATTCTATTGGTATTGTTCTATAGCCATTAGCAACAATCATACAGGTGTCCTGATAATCATTGCTAATCACGATATGCTTATGTTCGGCTTCTGTCTTGCCAGTGCAACCAGCAAGTAATATCGCATACGCTAATAATAGTTTTTTCATACGCTACTTCTTTTTATGGCAAGGACAGCTTTCTGCGTGAATTACACAAACTCCGTGTTTCGTGTCCACAAGCAGATAGTCATGCCCATTATTAGTAAATACTGTTGTACTAAATTCTTTTGCTGGTTCTTTTCTATTAGCCAATGAACAAACACCTTCAAAAGTCAACGCTCCTACAAGCAAACACAAGACAAACCAAACGGCTGACTTGATTAAGTTTAAAATCTTATTCTTCATATACTCATGCTTCATTTCTCACATTCCTTTCTATTGAACTTATTGCCTACAACTTTCCATTTCTTGAACAATACCAAGAAAGAGACATCTCTGTCTTGGCATTCATCTTCATTCATCGGAACAAAGCCTAATACGCAATCAAACCAAGTTACCGTTCTCTTCTCAAATGGGAACTCTGGATTTTCGATAATGTCTCCTTCCCACACCTCTTCCGCATAAAAATCTTTCAATCCTGTGAACTGGCAGACTGTAGAAGGGTCAACCTGATAAGCGGGATTTCTGTTTAACTTGCTTTCTTTCTGACGATTCTCAATGATGTAAGTGTTGTCATTCTCCTCGTAGAAATAGCCTTTTATCCATTCTCCGTTGTCAAGACGTTTAGCCTTGAACTTGATATTTTCTATTTTCATAAGCTATAATTCTTCTTTTTCAAATTCACTCTTTGGAACACGATAACAAACTGCTTTTCCATAAAAACACTCTACACCTTTTAATGGTAGTGACTTTTCTAAAATATTATGTACCTTTGTGCCTTTTCTAACACTAATAGCTATATAATCATAGCTATTATTTAACATCAATAGCGAGTTATTTGTCATATACACCTTGCCCTTCTTGGAAAGATTACTATGATTGATTGCAGGCTGGTAGTACAATCCACTAGCCTTATGTCTGATTCTGTAAGGTTTTGTCATAACTATTCCTCCTCTTTTATATAAGGACAAACGACTACCTTTCGATAGTACTTACATTTATCCTTGTAATCACAAAAATCACATAAACAATACGCCATAACTATTCCTCCACTTTTACACCGAATGGAGTACCATCGGCAAAGATATAATCTTCAAATACTTTCTTATAGCTAAAAGGAGTTTCATTTAATCCAATTACTACTTGATTTGCAATACATTTAAGTATGTAATACCCACTTTCTGTATCTTTCATCTTCACCCACCCAAACGGCTGATGCTTCAGCATTTCTGCCCAGCATTCTTCTGCATCCTTGAATGGGCGATACTTTGGTTCTGGCTTGATGCGGTAAAGGTTTGGAGCACAGTTAAAATGTGGTAGTATAGCAGTTATCCACATTCTTTTAGTCTTGTCAAAAATTTCAATTTCTTTTCCTTCTGCGTATGCCTTAATTATCGGCAATAGCTGTTTTACATCTTCTCTTGTCATACTCAATCCTCCTTATAAGGTGATGCATCTTCATTGTCTTGTATTAAACCACATTCTTTGAAGACTACTCCGAAGCCAAATTCTCTATCTGAGTCAGGAATTATTTCTTCTACAGTGTCTATGTAATCGCCACAACTAATATGAACAATAGCTTTATCTCCAATTTTTAGACTATGTAAATCTATCATATTCTCTTCTTTTTACCCTCTCCCTGTTGCCAAGGAGAGGATAGTTAGTTACTTCTGAACTTCAACAAACTTTCCGTTTTTAAGTTGATACCAAGTATCAGCCTTGATGTTTTCTCCGTCAACGTACTCTGTCTTAACGCATACTGGAACATTATGATTTTTCTCATCGCTCCATTTCCACTCTGCCAGCGTTATCCATGAGCCAACTTTCGCTTTTGCTATTGAACAGTTTCCAGCACACATAATAATGGAATCTTCTCCAGTGCTATCAATCTTAGCATAGTCACCGCTTGAACCAATCTGAGCAGAGTCACCGCTTGAACCAATCTTAGCATAGTCACCGCTTGAACCAATCTTAGCATAGTCACCGCTTGAACCAATCTGAGCAGAGTCACCGCTTGAACCAATCTTAGCATAGTCACCGCTTGAACCAATCTTAGCATAGTCACCGCTTGAACCAATCTGAGCAGAGTCACCGCTTGAACCAATCTTAGCAGA